CCAAATTGACAGTTGGATTCGAACCAACACCTTTTCTTTCGTATAGAAGTTAAAGTTTAATTTGCTGAAATGAACCTGGTCTATTTTAAATCAATCCGTACCTCAGTTGCCAGTATGATTGAGTTATTCTTGGCACCGCTAGTTTTTTAGGTTCAAACGTTTCAGGGTGTAAGGTATAATATTCATCAACTGTATTCCAATATTCAAATTTATATAGGAAGAATTTACTTTCATTCATTCTGAAAGTATTCATCTCTACATATAAATCTCTTATATCATAGAGTTTAATTACCTTCGCTTCGATTGCTTTACCTTTATAAGCAGCAACAGGACCATTCATAAATCCATCTACATTAAACGTATTAACAAACCATTTACATGCATTTGTATTATTATCTTTGTAATCTATCCATTCTTTAAAATCAATTACAGTAGTTTCATCGAATTTTAATAATGTATCTGTATATTTAAAATTATTCATATTCATATTCCATAGCAGGATAGCTTTGTCGATCAGGACAATTTCAAGGTTTGTTGATCTTTTTGTTTGCTGTAACTATCCGTTTGATCTATACATTTACCACATTGAATATCATCTTCATTCAATCGATTTAATAAATCTTCTTTTGTTTGATAATCTGATTCTTTTATATTTCTACAAATACAGACGATCATTATTTTATTTATTTTTCTACTACAAACCCATATTTTTCAAAATATGGATGCTTGATAACAGCATATTTACCTTCAAATTCATGCACAATTACTGGGACATCATAAAGGGCTGAATTTGGAGATTCTCCTTTATAGAATACTGAGGTTATATTTTCAATTCTAACTTTTGTTTTACCAAATCCTCTGCGAGATTGTTTAGCAATCTCATTACCAATCCTACAGTAATTATAGAAATCTAATTCATCCTGCTTAGATTCTCTGTAAATGTATGGGAGAGGAATACGAAAAGGAACAACTCCAAAAGTAGGATGATTTTCAATAAGCCACTTAGCATCATCCTTTGGAATATTATGTTTCGATTCAAATTCTTCATCAGATAACTTCTTTGAATCTTTTTTCAATTCTTTGATGTATTTACGTTTTTCACTATCAACTTCATCCTTTCGATACCAAGGAATGTTCAATTCAATATAATTTTTTACATGAATTCTATCGCCATGAACAATTTTTGAATATGAACCGAATCCATAAAACCATTTCTTTACATTATCAGTATCAAGTTTATCCCATTTCTCCCATTTAGGGAATTCTGATAGGATAGATTCAACAACGTTACCAACTTCATCTTTCGTGTATTTGTATTCTTCAACAAGAAGATGTTTCTTCTCAATAGTAATAGAGTGGGCATTTTCTTCGTTCTTGATAACTCTCAATACAAAAACAAAATTCCCAGTTTCACCAAATCTATTTTGGACTCTGGGCTGGAATCCAACGTAATCTTTCCAATTTTTCATAATATCCTCATACCAAAATAAATTTGGCTGGCAAGGAGGGCTTCGAACCCCCGACCCGATGATTAACAGTCATCTGCTCTACCTACTGAGCTACTTGCCATCATTCTATTATTTAATTATACTCCTTATTTATACTAAGTCAATAGATAAATACTAGATTTTAAGGATTTTTTTTATGTTGAGCTTCAAAGAATTTATCACAGAAAGTCATAACGCATCAGTTGATGAATTGGTTGATAGTCCAATGGATAGTCATCACCATATGGCATTGGAACATCCAGATCTTACATCTGCTCACATTGGAAAGATTTTGAGCAAAAGTAGAAATAATACCATTCAAAGAAAAGCAGTTAACCATCCATACGCTACAAAAGAACATATTACAGGATATTTAGATTCATTTAAACATCCTTATTATCATAATAAAATTATGGATTTTTCCGATATCAGAAGCCATAAAAATGCTCCATTGGACCATGAAGTTTTGGTTAAGCATGGAAATGCTATGAAGAAAAGAGATGAGGAATATAGGAAAAATCAAGAAGAAATGATTGCTAAGAATAGAGATAGTCATGAAAAAGCTTTGAAGGCATGGCATAAATTATCACCAGAAGAAAAAGAAAAGATTCACGGCGATCATATTCAGAAAACGTATTACAGCGGTGTTTCTGGAAGTTATACAGGAGATTAAAATGAAATCATTTAAACAATTCATGGTAGAGGTGAAAGAACCAACGGGTGAACTTAAAAAAGCTTGTTGGAAAGGGTATACAGCGATTGGAACAAAGAAAAAGAACGGTAGAACCGTTCCTAACTGTGTTCCTGAAGACGTAGAACTAGATGAAACTGCGGCTTGGCAGAGAAAGGAAGGGAAAAATCCAGAAGGCGGTCTCAATAAGAAAGGAGTTGAGTCTTATAGAAAGGAACATCCTGGTTCAAAATTACAAACAGCAGTAACAACACCTCCTTCTAAACTGAAAAAGGGAAGTAAAGCAGCTAAAAGAAGAAAGTCTTTCTGTTCTAGAATGAAAGGGATGAAGAAAAGATTGACCTCTGCAGCAACTGCAAGAGATCCAGATTCTAGAATTAATAAAGCATTAAGAAAATGGAATTGTTAATGCTTTTGTAATTTCATATTGAGATAGAAATTCTCAAGAATAAGGCAGGTAATCGAACTTAACATCGCTATCTGCCTTTCTTTTTCATCCAGACTACCGAATCTATCCAGAACGTCAATACAAGCTAACTTCATAAATTCATTTTCATCAACTTGCATCATACCCCAATCAATAGGGTATTCTTTCAACGCTTCTTTGGTTAAATCAACCAACAATTCTGGTGTTATATCTTCGAAGTCAATCATTTATGTTCCGTAGTTTCTTTTAGTTTAATAGCTGCTCCATGACCAGCTGCAATAGTTGATAAAGCAACAGCTAATTCAACTACTCCTACTGCTCCTCCAGTAAGAATCGTAGCTCCAGCCAAAGTACAAATAGCAACAAAAGAACTTCCCCAAGATACCCGACCCATGCAGAAAGTTTCATTATCCTTCTCCGTAAAGATATGTTTAGTTAATTTTCTCATGTTACTTTAGTCTCAAAATCTGCAGCAGACGCTAAAACTGGTAAATTAGAGGTTTTAATATCAGAACTTGGCCAACGATATCCAACTACATTATCAGTTTTGAATAGTTTGATATTAACTGCATCAGATTGATTACCGCCAAGAACATATAGATTACCGTTCTTGTCTTTACCGACCACAATACCTACGTGACCACCACCTTTCCTTGTGAAAACAACAATACATCCAAGGGCAGGAGTTTTTAGGGCAATACCCCAATTAAGATAAGATTTAGCAAGACCACTACGAGTTGATTTCAACCCAACGTTTTCTAAGACTGCGCCAACAAAAGCAGCACACCAAGGAACCTCATCGTTGCTGATTCCAGAAAGATGAATTCTTTTCCAGAAATCAACAACGGTGGAGTTATTTTTAGGACCAGAAACTTCTTTTAATCCAATATATTTTTCAGCTTCTACTAACCAAGAAGGTTTATCAGTCATAATGAATCCTCAAATAAAAGTATTTAGGATTCAAGAAACTCCTTAGCAATAGCTGAAGCAATTCGTCCATCATAACGATTTGCGTGATTTGTCTTTAGATGGTTCATAATTTGAGCAAGACTTTCTTTTGGAGTGATATTAGAAATGATATCTTTCAATTGATCTGTAGTAAGTAATCTAGGAAGATATCGCTCATATAATTCAATCTCAGATTTAAGTTCTTCATTCAATCCTTTGATTTTAGCAATTTCTTCTACACCAATTTTGAATTTCTTTGCTACAGAAATAACTTCATCATCAGTAGATTCACCATTTCTCTTAGTTTTACCAATCATTGACGCTTCTGAATATAACGTTGTTAACAGAGTAAGCGTGTTTTGATCCTTTTGGCGTCTAGCAAAATCCAGATCACTTTTAATTTCTTCTAATAAACTCATAATGTTTATCCTAATAGTACAAGAGTAACTGTTGAATCTGAAGGTTCAACGGCTTTAGAGAATTTTTCAAGAATTTGCATAACAATTTCTTTATTACCTCTTGCAAGACCACATCCAATCAATGGAAAGCCATAACGAATATTACGACCAAAACGTTTGTGAAGTTTTTGAAGAATCAGAATAAATGCTTCATATTCAAACAGATCATGATTAGGATCGTCATCGAAACAGGTAAATTGAGTATACGCATTAACAATGGTAAATGATCTAATAGGGTCAGTTTTGGTAGTTACTTGCGCAGAAGTAAAATTACCAAGTTTATTGTAATCGCCTCTGGTAGTTCTTTGATCAGCCTCATACGCTGCAGGGTAGAGTTTAGAAATTGGCAGAGCAATTCCTGCGCCCATTACATTAAGACAGTTACAACCGTGTACAATTACATCAAACTCGCCTTGCTCTGCTAACGTTAAAAGATTACCAGTGACAATTTTCATATTAATAACTCTTATAAAGGGCGCCAGAAGTCATAAATGAATTCTTCCAAATCCATTCATCAAGAACCAACTGATTAAAAATATCTTCTTCAACATCAATCTCGTTTTCAATACTCAATTCAAGCATACGAATTGCTTTCGTATATTGATTTTCGTATGAAATAGGAGTAGTTGGAAATTGCTTGAACTTCATTTTTTCTAGATCATTAGTCTTAGCTGCTTCAAGATTATATTGCGCAACTTTAACAACTGCTACTTTATAATCCTCTACAGATTCTTCATAAAGTTTAACATGAGTTTCTTTATTTTTCTTGACAATCCCTAAAAGGGTCATACGATTCATCTTAACCGACTTCATAGCGTTTCTCTTTGAATTTAACATATCATTAATTTTATTAAACGGGGTGTATTTTTTTAGAGTTGCAGTCTATTTTTATTGCCGTAAACACCCCAATTCCATTAGAAATCGTATCTTGGATTCATAATAGCTTGCATCATAATTCCTTCAGGAGTAAAGGAAGACGTATCAGCCTTCAGAACAGCCTTCAGAATAGCAGGACTAAAACCAGATACCAACCCAACGCCAGAAGCATCATAACGAACAGGAACATTATCGTTAGAGTTAAGATTCCAGAATACAATTGCAGGCATAGAATATCCGGCATTTTCGTACATACGTTTAACCATCTGATACGCGCTATCGTCAAAATTAGTACAATAATTAAACTGCATATCCGATAGAATCAATAGCATTTCTGGCATTTCTTCGTTAGGAACATTAGAATTAATAGCAGTTTCCAGAATCAAATCAAGAGCGCCATACAAATTTGTACTCATACCCCACTTAGACTTAATCATTTGTTCGCAACGATCAACTACGTTTCCGGTAAGACGAAGAATTTCTGGTGTCGTAGAGAATGTTACGAACAAATCCTTGAATTTACCAGTGTTCTTTTCAGATAGATATAACCCAAGAGATACTGAAACGTCAAGACAAGTAACTGAATTATTCTTTCCAGCAGGACAAGTCATTGACCCGGAAACGTCTACTAAAGGTAGAATATTCGAATCACCAACAAAGTTCTCAAGAGCATTCCACTGATTAACAATCAGATCAGTTTCAGTTTTACCATAAGAATTACTTACGCCATAAGGGCTGATGATACCCTTTAGAACATCATAAGGATAAACTGCTCCAGCATTAACCTTAACAGAAGTATCGCCAGAGTTCAACTTATTAACATAGTTAGAATAACCTACTGGATCATGCTTGTTAAACGCCTTCTTGTAACGAGCAGAAGCCAAAGAAGGAACATGACTGTAGTTAATATCTTCCCATGAATTCGAACACATCTTAGTTTCTACAACTTCGGTATTAGAAGCCAGAAACTTACGATACTGACGAGGAGTCATATTCCAATAAGTCATAATCTCAGTAGCAAGCGCAGACTTAGATGACTTTTCTCTTGGAAGCCACTTAGCAACAAGTTGATTACCTGAGCGAATACCTTCAAACAATGAATCAAATGCTTTATTCTTGAAAGTCTTAGTTTCGAAAACCAATAGATCATCCCAACGACCAATTTCTGGAATTTTGTCCCAGATACGATTCAAGATTTCTGGATTCTTCTTTTCAAGATAGACAAGAATATCTCTGAACAGTTTACGTTCACCAGCACCACCACGAACATCGCGAGTCCAAAGAGCAATACGAGTAGCTAATTCTGGATCTTCTACAAAAGCAGAAGAGAATTGCGGAATGATATCTTTACCACGACTTGCGCCGATTTTAAAGAAAAGATTAGTTAATTCCTGACCAGAACTTTTAAAGGCTTTCATACCATTTTCAGTTCTAGTAATACGATTATCGACAGCATAAGCAAACGAATTCATAACATACCTCACAGGTTTACACGGTTTTAGACAAATTTAAAGTTTGTTTATTATTTCTTGCGGAAATAAACCTAATACAACAGGATACATTTTTACGCGCTCTACCAATTGAGCTACCGTTCCATCAGAAGCATACTGTTACAATAACTAGAATTGGGTTCAGGTGTTATCGCTAGTCAGGGTGCTCAATATGCTTTTGGTGGAACGGACTGGACTTGAACCAGTAACCACGACCTTACACGGGTTAATATAATTGCAGAAAATATCCTAATAATTCAATCTAAGCTGGATGTGCTTTTTATAATTACAGCTGTCTTACCATTCGACTTCATCCCAATTTTATTGGGAAGGACGGAATCGAACCGCCTTTCGCTGTTTGACTTTATATAAATTAAGTTGCAGTAAACATCCAAATTTTAACAGGAAGATTTTTTACTTACCAAAAGTATTTTAAATTGCTGAATTCTTCCTTTTTTCTTCAACGTAAAGCTATCTTATCGTAGTCTGTACAGAAAGTAAAGCTTTTTTTAAAAAATTATGTAAATATACACAAAATAATGAGCAAGTTGATCTAAACCTACCAACAACCAAAAAAGTTGGGATTCTGGACCAATGTTCAATAATTTGTTCGTGTTTGTTTTAGCATAATCAATAAAATAATGACTAACACCATCAAATAAAGCAAATTCAACCGCTTCATTTATACCATAATATGATAGAATAGAATACGTAGCAATTCCATGCAATCCAGAATGGAGTAAACCACCTGGATGCATGAGAGTTCCTTTATTTCGCCACTGATATTCTGTTTGGAGTACAAAATCAATTATGAAATGTTTGATGAAAAACAATATTAAGATATTCACTAACATTATCTAACTCCGGTTCTACCTATTCTCATAGCATATTCTTCTGCTAATGATTTACCACTTTTACCACCATCATAATTGAACATTTTAGCAAATCCCATTTTATGTAACATTGGTAATTGTTTTTCTAATCTCTGACCAATGTCAGTCCTGTATTGAGGAGAATTAGCTACTTGAACTTCTTTAATGACTTCATATGCTTTATCAGCAGCTTCCTTAACTGTATCACCAATGCCAGTAGTAGTCAACAAATAATTTCCAGCGGTGACATAACCTTCAAACTTTTTAATTTTTCCATTTTCAAGTTTGATATTTTCACCAGACATGATTTCAGAAAAATGTAAATCGTCTTTGTTTTTTACTTTAGAAATATCTAAAGGATATCCATATTCTGATTCGTCTTCTGGTTTTTTAGGGAAAGATCCATTAGATAAAACAACACCAGTACAAATTTTGTTCTCAAGAACAGTCATGGAATCTTTGCCATGAACAAGATCATACATCCACTTAGCTGTATCACCAGTATGTAATGCTTGCTGAATCTGAATCAACGGATAACCGAATCTTGAAGTGAATTCAAGAGGATAAGGTGTTCCAGTCTTTTCGTCAATAATGCAAGCAACGTCAACATATCCGCAATACTTAACTTCTTCAAGGTAAGGAATCAATGGTTTTAACAGCATATCAGCTAATTTGGACTTTTTAGTATATCCAATAACCGTTCCTTGTTCGCCAGTGTTTACACCAAGATCGCCATTAAGATATTTCTTAAATTCAAAATTTTCAAGATAATATTGATTAAAACCATGGGGACCAAAGAATCCGCCAACAGCCATTTCAATACCAGGTTTGAATTCTTGTAAAATATAAGATTGTTTCTTTCCCATCTCCTTCCATTTCATTAACATGAAAATCATGTCTTCTGGAGACTTAGAAACATACGATAAAGATTTATCTGTTTCGTTACCGCAAGGTTTAGAAACCCATCTCTTTGGATTCTTTTCTATGAACTTGATACCTTCTTCATAGGTGTTAAATGGACCTTCGTATGGCATAGTTTTGATACCATACTCATCAAATAAATCCTGTCCATAGTTACGATCAAGTTCAGACTTGGCTAATTCTGTATCCATACCAAAGATTGGATAACCACCAGTCTTGTACTTTTTAAGTTCTTTCATAAGAACAATGTTATCTGATACAACGATCAGATCAGCCCAATCCATGTACTTTTTATAATCATTAACTTTATCAACTAATCCATCACCAATAGGACTTTGTTTTCCTTCCACTTTGATTGGAATGTAGTATTTAACATCATGTTTATATTTTTTGAAGTTTAATGCTAAATCCAAAGCCAATCCTTCGGAATCTATTAGGAGAATTTTCATTGATAATCGCTCTAAATTATAGTATTTATTTTTATTGATTTTTTAATCTTTTTGAATTTATGTTTTAATTTCTTTTGATATTTTTCAATTTCATAATCAGATACAAAATTATTTTTTACATATTTACCGCTGGAAGTTGACAAATATGCATTAATTTCATCAATAATGATTGAATCATCGTTTGAATATCCCATATTTACAAGATTCGCTTTAAATTCATCATACAGATACAGAGGCATATGTGAAATATGATAATCAACTTTATCTCTGTATTTTTCATCCAGATAATATTTTGCATGACAAAGTTCATGTTCAAAATCTGATTTTCGTCCTTTCAAAGCCGATATCAGATAAAAAGGTTTTGCCAAATCAACCAACTTATCTATTCTATCAAATAATTCAGATTCTGATTGCGTAAATTCATTATAAAATAAGTTAAAAAATTCGTAAATAGATTCTCCAGGTATATTGTATGCGTCCCAAAAAGAGAAATATTTAATTTTCCCTTTAGGATTCATATAATGATACAGAAAATTATCTATAGAAAATTTCTGACCTCTGATCTCGGAAAAAGGAGATTCATAAAATTCTGACATTCTAAATAACGTTATAGATTGTTCCCTGAACGTATCAAATGTTAGGGAAATTATGTTTGAATCTATTAAATCTAATTTATAATTCGGAGTAATCATGTTGAATATTTACCAAGTAGAATTCGTTAATAATACAGAATCGAATAATATAGAAACAATCGTTAAATTTTACGTTACTGATGACTTTGGACGAATCATTAATAACATTAAAAATGATAAATCTTTAGAAAGTTTTACTATTTCTAATGTACATAATGTAAGTAATACTTCAGAAGTTATTCTTTTATAATTAGTAATTAAATTATCATCAACAGGCTACATACTCATTGTCTCGTTTGCTGAAACAAAAGTCAAGTATTTTTTTTACTTGACTAATTTTACGGAATACGATATATTTAATTTTTATAGTAAATTAGGTGATTTATGCAAAAACAATTTAAACCCAAGGTCAATCTTCCTTCTTACGTTAAAGTCAACGCGATGACTTCTGGAATTCCTGGTTATAAAAAGATCATGCGTAATGCAATTTATGAGTATGAAACGAAGCGCGTTGAAAATCTAAGGAAAACTTATAAAGATTCAGCTAAAGAAGATTGAGATTAGTTCACGACTTTTTTTATTATTTTCTGGTCAAACTTGACTTTTTGAATAAGGTATCTAAGATAGTCTATAATCCTAGATACCGGATTCTTTTCACGACTATCATTCGTAATTTTATATCATGAACATTTTTTATCTTGATTCTGACCAAAAAACTTGTGCGCAGATGCACAATTCCAAACATACTGTTAAGATGATTCTTGAATATGCACAATTACTCTCTACTGCTCATCGTGTTATCGATGGCACTATTATTGAAGGTACTTCTCCATCTGGAAGAAAACGAACAACATATATCCTCCCTGATACTCGTGAAGATGTGCTTTATTCTGCTACTCATATCAATCACCCTTCCGCTATTTGGGTAAGACAATCTGCATCAAACTATCGTTGGTTGTTTATGTTGTTTTGTGAATTACTGGATGAATACACTTACCGTTACGGTAAACATCATAAATGCGAAGGCCTGATTGGTCATCTAGCTATGTTACCAAAAAACATTTCGACGCTGTATCAGTTCACAGAGCCAACTCCAGCTATGCCAGTAGAATATATTGTCAAAAACGATTCTATTGCGTCGTATAGAAATTATTATCTTCAGGCAAAAACTCATCTGGCTAATTGGAAAGGTAAAGTTAATAACAGAGAAGTTCCTCTTTGGTATAGACAAAGGGCTTTGGATCTTATGGTAGAAGACGCTCAGAAATTAGAATTGGAGTATTAATGAAAAAGGCAATAATTAATATATTAACGAGTTTAATAATAACGATTCTTTCTGAAATTGTTCTTGATCATTTTTTTCGAAAGCCAAAGGCGCAACTTAAATTATCCAATTTAAATAAGTAATAGATAACAATTTGAGGATTTATAAATGCCGCTTTATGATATTAAAAATAAAGAAACTGGTGAAATTGAAGAAAAGTTCATGAGCATTTCTGATTATGAACAATACAAGAAAGACAACCCAGATCATGAACAAGTTTTTACCACATTTAATTTCCAAGATTCTGTTTCTTTGGGAATTACAAAACCCCCTCTTGCTTTTACCGAAGGAGTCTTGGATAGGATCAAGAGGGCAAATCCTGGTCACAATATGAAGAGTCGCTGGGATAAATGATTATGCTATTAATTGAAGAATTTTATTAAACTTCAACCAAGGGGAATGGAAGGAATTCTATTCCCCTTTTTTTCAATATAAGGATTATATGGCTAAAACTAAAAGGTTAGGATCAAAATTTTTAAAAGGTCAAGAAATAGATAATATGGAAAATGTAGCATCTTTTAAAAAACAAAAAAGAAAACCACAAAATACAATAGGAGAGATTAATATAAAAGAAATTCACCCGTTAACAGAAAACCAAAGAAAAGTATTTTCAGCATATGATGACGGGAAGAATATTTTATCGATTGGTTCTGCTGGAACTGGTAAATCGTTTTTATTCTTTTATTTAACTCTTTTTGATTTACTTTTTAGTAATAGATATAGTAAGATTATAATTTTCAGATCAGCTGTTCCTACGAGGAACATTGGTTTCTTACCAGGTAATGAAGATGAAAAAATGTCTGCATATACTTTAGCATATAAAGGTATTTGTTCTGAATTACTTGAAAGAGGAGATGGATTCGAACTCCTCAAGAAAAAAGATATGATTGAATTTCAATCAACCAGTTTTGTTAGAGGAACAACCTTTGATAACTGTCTAATTATTGTTGAAGAAATTCAAGACATGAATTTACACGAAATATCTACTCTTATAACCAGATGCGGTAAAAATACTAGAATCTTTTTGTGCGGAGATATCAAACAAACCGACCTAGATCCAAGAAGGGAAGTTAGCGGTATTCAAGATTTTATTAGAATCGCTGATAATATGGATTCTTTTGAAATTGTTGAGTTTGGTATTGAAGATATTGTTAGATCGGGACTGGTTCGTGAATACTTAGTCGCTAAAGAAAACTTAGGGTTATAATGGAAATAGAAGAAAGTACGGTGGATGAGTTTTATTACTTTCCAACATTAATATACAGAACATATGTTCCCAGATTTTTGGATTCTGTAAAATTAGTTTCTGAAGAATATGTTAACATTGTTAAAAATGAAGTTGAGTTAGATGAGATTTATCCATCGTACATGTCTTCATCTTTTCAAAATGATGAGCGTATAAGTGATTTTAGCTCATATGTCATACAGCTTGCTTGGAATGTCTTAGATAGTCAAGGATATGACGTTTCTAATTCTACAACATTATATGAATCAATGTGGTTACAAGAACACCATAAACATTCTTTAATGGAACAACATTCCCACGGAAACGGCGCTCAAATAGTAGGGTTTTATTTTTTAGAAACGCCTGAAAATTGTTCTAAAGTAATTTTTCATGATCCAAGACCTGCTAAAGTTCAAATAAATCTTCCAGAAAAAGATTATAGTGATGCAACTACTGCTAGCCAGATGATAAATTTTGAACCAAGACCAGGTGATTTGTTTTTTACAAACGCTTGGTTAAATCATTCATTCAGTAGACACGCTTCAGAAAAACCATTAAAATTCGTTCATTTTAATATATACGTTGCTGCATTGCCTAATTATAGCCAAGAACAGGATCATGACGTTGAAGTGGTATGAAAAAATATAGGATAAGATTTAATAAAACTAGGGGACAAGCTGGAAGAGGGACGTTAGAGCATGTCTGGAGAGTTTTTGATGATAAAAAGGAATATATAGTAAAACACGTTGAAATAAATGTCTCTTCATTTGGCGAACAAGAAGGCGAAGATTGGAATATTGCGTGTTATGGTGCGTTACGAATAGATAAAGAAAACTCTACAGCTATTATTGATAAAGAAGATGCAATTTAATCATTGTCCTCCTGTAACGTTACGAGAACTCACTACAGAGTCAATTAACGGTAAACGACATTATGTAACTGATAAGGGAAAATATGTTTCTATAACGACTATGCTTGGTGAATTCAAGAAAAAGTCAATATGGGAATGGAGACAACGAGTAGGTAATGAAGAAGCAAATAGAATTTCATCAACTGCTTCGTCAAGAGGTACAAAAGTACATACTCTGTGTGAAACTTATCTCAATAATAAAGAAGTAACTACCAAATCCGCTTTTCCAGACGCAATAGCTGCTTTCTTTTCTATAAAACACATTCTACATAACATAAACAACATACATTTTTTAGAATGCGCTTTATATTCAAATCAATTGATGGTTGCTGGAAGGTGTGATTGTATTGGTGAATATGATGGCGTTTTATCAGTAATAGATTTTAAAACATCATTAAGAGAAAAAGAGGAAGAATGGATTGAAGATTATTTTATTCAAGCAACGTTTTATGCTGCTGCATATTATGAATTGACTGGAATAAAAATTTCTCAAGTTGTTATTATCATTGCTGTTGATGATGGAAATCCTCAAGTATTTGTTAAACAAACGAAAGATTATATTAAACCTTTGATTTCTAAGGTAAATTATTATAGGGAAAATTATGCGTAAATTATTTTTATTGTTTATTCTTTCGGTAAATGTGTATTCATTTGAATTACCGAATAAAGAAGTAACTTCAGGCGATTATGATACATTATTAGATAAGAAAACTCTTTGCGTACCAAACTACACATCAGGTAAAGATGAAGATGGAAATAATGTCCGCCATGTACCTCAGAAAATTAAGAATATTGTTTTCCAAGAATATGGAATTCTTAAAGAAGACAGATCGAATTATGTTATTGATCATTTAGTCAATCTTTCTAATGGTGGATTGAATAATTTATATAATCTATGGCCACAACCAAAAGAAGAAGGTCATAAGAAAGATAGATTAGAAAATAAACTACATAAAATGGTTTGTAATGGCGAGATATCTTTGAAAGAAGCTCAAGAAGCTATTAAGGATAATTGGGTTGTTGCTTATTCCAAATATGTAGAAGAAGAATAATTCTTTACTTTTGTAATATTAGGATTTAAACTTATATAAATAGAAAACCGACTTATAAAATAAGTCTATTAGAATACTTTTCAAAGTAAAAGTAATCTTTTCATCAAATAGTAAAGCGTCAATTTGACGCTCCAATAGGAGAAATAAAGATGAAATTATTATCAATAATTGTTATGTTTTTGGTGCTCAGTTTTTCGGTAGCTGCGGAACAAGTAGGAACCGCTTCTTGGTATGGTGGAAAATTCCACGGAAGAAAGACGGCATCAGGACAAATCTTTAATACGCATAAATTAACTGCTGCGCATAAAACGCTAAAGCTTGGATCTAAAATTAAAGTTACTAATCTACATAATCATAGATCAGTGATTGTATTAATTAACGACCGTGGTCCATTTGTCAGAGGAAGGATTATTGATCTTTCTTATGCTGCCAAAGAAGCTTTAGATATGGGCGGTACTGCTAAAGTCTCAATAAAGGTGTTAGATTAGATTATGAAAAAGAAATTGACAAAACCTAAACTTGAAGAAATGGAAAAGTTCTCAAGGAATATACTAGAAATAGTTGAACGCGATAAATTGGAATATATTGAAGCGATAACAGAATACTCTGAATCAATCGGATTAGAGATTGATGTTGCCGCTAGTCTTATAACTCCATATCTAAAAGATAAGATATCTGAAGAAGCAAGAAAGAATAATCTTATTGAGAAAATGCCAGTAATATTGTTTTAATTATGTCCCCGCTTGACTCTGGAAATATGTACAATTCGTTAAAGTTACATTTTAACGATGATAAGTATGATTATTTTAAATATAACGGAAAAACCAGAATCCGTATGATTCCATCGAATCATTTGGAGATTTTTGGTATACTTAATACCAAGTATAAAGAGAATCTACAAAACTTTTATATTTCAAATTTTCTTATTGATTCTAAAGTTTGGATAGGCGATTTATTATCCGAAGAATGTGACAGTATATACAAAGAATGGAATAAGAAAAGTAATAATTTGACTTATATCTATAAAAACAATATTATAGCATTAATGGGTGAAGTATCAGATGTAAATGATCTAATACTCGTTAAAGACGATTATCCTTTATTATTAAAAAGGGTTTTCCAGGAAAAGATTTCTTTAGAGACTTTGTTAATAACAAACTCAATAATCAAGTTTTTTCCAATTTGGAATAGAGATATCAAGGAAGATATCATTTGGCCTCAATTCAAGAAGAAATGTATTAAGTATTTCCCGTTCCTATCATTCGATAAAGATAGGATGACGGAGATTCTTAAAATAGAGGTAAAAAGAGCGTATAAATAGTAATATATTATGCGTTTGTGGATAAGTTGTTAAAATTGTAATACGAATGTTAATAAGAGGTAATACGTATGTCATTTGCTAATTTAAAAAGAAATTCAGGTTCTAGTCTAGAAAAGCTTGCTAAGGCAGCTGAGTCTATGAATTCTGGTAATCAAAATCCCGATGCTGAAAAGTATTGGAAGTGTCAAGTAGATAAGGCTGGTAACGGCTATGCTATCATTCGATTCCTTCCTGCCCCTCCTCAAGACGGTGATAATGGTCTTCCATGGATCAAGTATTATGATCACGGTTTCCAAGGTCCAGGCGGTTGGTACATCGAAAAGAGTCTAACTTCAATCAATAAGGAAGATCCAGTCTCTAAATATAATTCCGATCTTTGGGCTTCAGGTATCGACGCAAATAAGGAAATTGCTCGTAAGCAGAAGCGTAGATTGCATTATGTATCAAACATTTACGTAATTAAGGATTCTGCTAATCCTCAGAATGAGGGAAAGACTTTTTACTTTGAATATGGTAAGAAGATTTTTGAAAAGATCACTCAAGCAATGAATCCTCAATTTGAAGATGATCAAAAAATCGATCCCTTTAATCTTTGGACTGGCGGTAACTTCAAGCTGAAGATTCGTAAGGTTGATGGATATCAAAATTATGATCTATCAGAATTTGATAAATCTGCTCCTTTGTTTGATAATGATGATGAATTAGAAGTTGTTTATAATTCAGAATACTCTCTTTCTGAACTTCTCGATAATAAGAATTTTAAGTCTTATGAAGATTTAGAGAAGAGATTGAATAAAGTTCTCGGATTAAACGCTACTACCGCAAAACCATCTACGATGGAAAGTATTAAGCAAACTAATATTTCCAATAAAGAAAAGGAAATTGAAGAATCTTTTGTTGATTCGTTAGAAGAAGACGAGAGTATGGATTTCTTCGCTGATCTTTTAGGCGAAGATTGATCCTAATATTTAAGGGGGCTTTCGCCCCCTTTTTTTATAATGGTCTTACTGAATTATATTGAGCTTTTAATAGAGTAGGTTCATTTGATCTTGCTCCTATTTCTATGCCCATAGGAGATTCGTTTGAAGTTGTTTTCCTAGCACTAGCTTTTCCTTGACTTCCTCCTGCGCCTCCTCCTTGATTAACGACTATTGGTTGTTGTGGTTGTGGCTGTGCATTTTTTTCTTTTATGTCTGCAATATTTCTAGATATGTTATCTATCATCAATCCTTGCGTTGCTTCGTTTTGCCCTGCGGGTTTTAATTCAGCCGTTTTTGTAGGCCCATATTTGGTAGTATTTTCAGCTTGAACTGAATTGATTTTATTAACCAATTGCGGATCATTTTGGCCTTTCGCCATACCAGAAACCAATTCTCCTCCGCTTTTTAATACTCCTTTAACGGTATTAGTAGCGGCAACTGTTTCTCCCGCTAAAGAACCTCCTAAAGTTTGTCCAGCTTTTTGCGTCAATGGAGTTTCTGGTTTTGCAACTTTTTCAGCAGTTTCGGATTTTATTGGTCCGTAGTTAGCCATTTTTTCGGCTTCTACTGGTTTAATTTTTTCAACCAATCCAGGATCGTTTAACCCTTTCATGAATCCTATTCCAGTTTGGCCTCCTACTTTCAACAACCCTTTAACGGTATTAGTCGCAGCAACTGTTTCACCCGCTAAAGAACCTCCTAAAGTTTCTCCAGCTTTTTGCATCAACGGAGTTTCCGGTTTTGCAACTTTTGCAGAAGCAGTAGAACCGCTGGAACCATTGGATGCTGCTGCAGTATTAATTTGTTCTTCTGAATATGGGTTTTTGCCGTTTTCAATTTTAATAATTGAAGTCATCATCTTAGCCATTACTTTGGGATCATTTACGTCTATTTGATCCGTTGGCGAAACTCCTAATTCTTTAGATACGTTATTAATATACGCTGCTGTATTATTTTCTGAAGGAGGTGCGAATTTACCTATCATGGAAGATACGGTGTTTATTCCTCTCTTATCGTATAATTTTAATTGATGGGATAATGCGGATAATCCTTCTTCTGGCGTATCAAACGATGCAAATCTAGCATTTTGTCCGGCTTCTAATGATGCTCCTGGTTGATTTGCAAAATTCAAATTTCCTGGATTATTATTTCTAATTCCTCTTGGTTGATTTTTTACAGCTGGATTCACTTCAGTATTTCCAGTAATAGAATCTATACCCTTTGCTATAGATTCCCCCATTTTGTTCGTTACATTACCTATTGCTGGAATTTCATTTAATGCCTTTCCTGCAAAAAATCCTCCAGCTAATGCTCCTAATGGTAAACTGATCCTAGTCAAAACGGTAGAAAGTCCTTCTAACAAAGTTGGTAATCTAGCTAATATAGGTCTTAGCGTTTTACTGATATTTTCAACGAACGGTTCTATCATTTTTGATAAATTTTTAAATAAACTTTCCATAGTTTCCGGAAGTTTTTTTAAAGCGTTTCCTATATTTTTAATAGATTTTGCTAAAGTCTCTCCTAAACTAGCTATCATTTTTTTCAAAGAATCGGCTAAATTTTTTAATACTGAAGACCCTGATTTTTTGGAATTTGGACGAGTAGATGGTTTATTAGGTTTCTGTTTTTTATCGGATTTAGATTTTTCTTTATTATTATCAAGATCAGTCAAATCCAAAGCAGGATTTCTAAAAGGAGCATCTAACCTTTCTATTTTCAAATGTTTTACATTAAGTTCGTTTATATCCAGCTTTTCTATTTTCAAATGTTTTATATTGTCTAATATAATTTGTTCTTTATTATCCTTTATTTCAGTTTGAAAATCTTCTGGCTTTGCGTCTAATAAATCTTGTTGGATAATCTCTTTCTTTAATTCGCTTCCTACAAATTTGACTAAATTTTGATTAATAGAATTCAAAACATTTTGGATGTCTTTAAGAGCTTTTAACGTTTTATCGTTTTCTTTAGCGTAAGTAGATATAAATTTATTATCATTAGCTGAAGCAGTATTAGTACCTACAAACCCAAATGAACCCAAAATCCTTTGTGATGCCATTTCTCGGAAATCTCTATTATCCGATTCTGGATTTTTGTTATATTTTAGTTGCGGTAAATTCGCCATTTTATTATCCGTATTGTTGTTTTTGTCTTTCTAAACGATCATTTGTTTCTTTAATGTAATGTTCCAATTGCATAACATATAATTCTCTTTCCCACGGAATCATATTTTCTAAATCAGCAAGATTATATTTGTGGTGCTGCATCAATGCAAAATTAGTTCTAAAATAATTTGCTAAGTTATCATGACAAAAAGTTAAGCTAAAAAATTCTCAAGTCCCTCCATGGTAATTTTATGCTCAAATCCGCATTTAGCACAAACTATGTCTATTTCTTTTTTTAATTTTGGTAAATGGTTAAAATGTTCTTCTATCTTTTTAAATTGCTCGTTATTTAAACCGTCTAACCAATTCGTCAATTCAGATTTAGTGAATTCGTCTCTGTAATAAACTTTTTCGGAATCAAATACGTAATCTACGCAATCAGCTATAATATCTGTTGTCATTTCTAATATATCTGAATCTTCTTTAAAATTCTTTACTATATCAAAATTAGGATGTTTCATTTTAAGACCAAGTTCTGGTTCTAACTGGATAATATCATTATAATCATTTAAATCGACATCTACTTCTAAAATATTGATAGAAGTTTCCATCTGATTACCGCATTCTTCATTTTCGATATTATTTTTACAAACATATCTCGGTTTAATTACTTCTCCAATAGACCTAGCTCTTAATTGTAAGAAAAAGAATTCAGTATCTGTTGTGGATAATGAATCAATATCAATTTTACTTTTACAGCAATTTTTTATGACTTCTTTAATATTGTCGTTTATAAAAATAGGATCATCAGATTCTAAAGCAATCATTAAAATCTTTTGTTCTTTCACCGTAAAAGGTCTGTATTTAACTTTTTCGTTTTTAATAGGTAAAGTCAATTCATACGTAGGTGCATTAATTATAGGCAAACTCATTTATTTCTCCATTATTTTTGTAAATATCTGTATGCAAAAGTGACCATTAATTTATGAACTTCATTTGCTGCTGCCCAATCAAGTTTCATAGGATGTACTGAAATAGGAAACGCTTCAAATAATCTCGCTTTATATGACTCTTTACCGGCTAAATCATATTGAATTATTTCTACCGTTCCTCTATAATTATCTTTGTATTCAAAATCAAATTGTACTCCTTCTGGAGTATTCGTAGCAGCATTGGACATTATATCCATCCAAGAATCAAATAATTCTTTCTCTCTCATATCATCAGAACATATAAAGGTAAGATTGACCTTTTCATAAAAATTCTGCACTGGAAAATATTGCACAGGACCGTACGTTTTCTGTTCAACTAAAGAAAACGTTCTTGACGGCAACTCAGAACCTTCGCATCTAAAACTCAAAGAACGAGTATCAAACGGGCTTATTATAGGACCAGTTATATTAACGGTGAAATTATATGGTCTTGCGACTTCTTTAGGAAAACTGTTTAGGAATTCGGATATATTTGCGACCATTTTATTTTCTTCTTATAGTTTGTAAGGAATCTTTCCAAACAGTATTTCTACCTTTCTTTTGGAATTTGTCTACTTCTAATTCAGCAGCAAATAACCATTCATGCGCTTGTATAGGCAAAATTCTACTTTTTATTTGTTGCGTTAAATACATTTTGATACAAGGTTTAAATGCTTTCAAATTGGATTTGGATTTTAAAAAATCATAAGTTATTTTCAATCTTATAATATCAGTTTGTTTATTATGGATTTTTGGAATAGTTAACAATTCTGCTAGAAATGCTAATCGTAAATCTGTTGGAAGGTAATGTAAATTCAATCCCAAAAAACCATCTCCGTTTTTTAATTTCTTTTTTTCTAACAATATCATTAAAGGGAGTTTATCCCAATAAGGTAATTCGTCTTTCCAATAAGCATCATACAAATAAAAATACATACCGCCAGTAACAAATCGGTTGTTATAATAATTTGTCGTTATAATGTTTTCGTTCTGGATATTTGTCTGTAATGCTTTTAATTTTAATTGTAACCAACCAATAGAAATTTCTCTTAATTGTTCTCTTTCTTGTCTTGATGCGCGTAAAAACCTTTCCAGAATCGGTGGAAGTTCTGCCATACCGAAAAAATTTGAATTCAATTCGGTTTGTAAATTTTTTTCAGCAATTTTTACTGGTTTATTATCAGCGCTTAAATAATGCCACAATCCAATCCCCTGGGCATATGGATTGAATATGAATTTTTTGTCTTTATATTCGACAATAACCCAATCAGTATATTTTTTAAATTCTTGTGGCATAAGGTATTTATTTTAAAACGTTACATCTTTTTCTGTCATCAGTTTAAAAACCCATCCTTTATCCCTGCAATATTTTACTGCCGCTTGCCACTTTGCCGAATTGATTCCCCAAGTATATACTTCGTTGATATATCTTTTCGTTACTCTTTTTTTCGGGGTAGGTTCTAATGTCTGCTCATATGGTTTAATCTCAATCATATAAGTTACTATTGAACCGTCCATTTTCTTTACTTTGGCAATGATATCTGGATAATAATTATGTTTCTTTTTGTCTATTGGCGATATATAAGGTACTTTAACTTCTTCTGAACTGTATTGTATAACGCTAGGATTCATATCCATCCAATCCAATGCTTTTCTTTCCCAAGACGATCTAACCCAAATATTAGATACATCTCCGACATATTTTGTCGGGTTTTTCGGATACCAACGTTTTGGTTCTGGATATTTTTTAGAAACCATAATAAATTATATAAATAGTTGAAATATTAGTATTTATTTAAAACATATATGGCTTCACAACCAGCAGTAAACCCAGCTAGTCCGATAGACGTACTAAATACGAATCCGTTTTCGGTTTCGTCTTTAACATACCCTCTTGACTTAGAAAGTTCAGTAGGACATTACGTTAATTTTTTTATTAACGTAAATAGAGCAAGTCAATTTTACCAATCTTCTGGTGCATTCAGTTACGGGCAACCAAATTCTGCGCAATATAATATCGTTCCTGATGTAGCTACTGGCGGAAATGGTGGTAATGTGATTTTTGGTACAACTGGTAATGGCAGTGGTACATCAATTGGTAATTTAACAAATCAAAGAATAGCGCAAACTATTTCATTGTACATACCAGACTCAATGGGATATGGTCAGAATATTAAATGGGAAAATGCTTCTCTATATGAACTAGGCGCTGCTTTGTTGGATGCTGGCGGGGCTTTAAAGTCTGGCGTGGATTGGATATCAAAATCTTTAAATTTAAATGCTTTACGTACTACAGCTGGACAAACTAATGGAGGATTCGGGTCTTTAGCGGGTTTGCCTGAAGGATTGGCTACGATAGCAGGAGCAGCAAACCAAGCAATGGGTCCACTTGGATGGGCTTTCAATCCTCAATTATTAGTTCTTTTCAGAGGTATTGATTTTAGAAGTTTTCAATATGATTTCTTTTTTACGCCAAGAAGCCAAGCTGAAGCTGCAGCAGTAAGAAATATTATACAAGCGTTTAGATTCCATTCTCATCCAGAACTGAATACTGCTGGAGGTATTTTCTATGGAGCGCCAGCCACTTTTGATATTCAGTTTATGCATAAAGGAGCAATCAATACTAAAATTCAACAAGTAGCAACTTGCGTATTGGTTGGGTATGATGTGGATTATGCTCCTTATGGTTGGTCTACGTATACCGATGGTATGCCTGTACAAACAAGATTAACTTTAAGATTCCAAGAAACTGAAATATTGGATAAAACTAAAATTCTCCAAGGATACTAATGGCTTTTTTCTCATATTTTCCAACTATATTAAATTCCGATGGATCGTTATTAACGGATGTAACCATCAGAACTAAAATCAAAGCAACTTGGTTAGCTAATGACAGGTTGTATTATTTGTATAACTATCAAGATCATGATAGACCGGAAGATATTGCGCAAAAATATTATGGAGATCAAGGACTTGGTTGGATAATTTTATATTCAAATAATATTCTTGATCCTAATTTCGATTTTCCATTGTCTTCAAATGATTTTGAAGCGTATTTAAATGACAAATATTATGAACAAGGTCAAGCATTAAATATATCTGGGGTTGATTATGCGGCATCTACGGTAGACCCAATATACGGGTATCAAAAACAAATAACATATCAATATACATATAATACAGTTAATGAATATTATCCAGTAGATCAAAACACATATAGTCAATTGATTCCATTTAGTACGACAGTTAATGATCCGATAACTAATGATCCTATTGTATATTCATTAAAACCAAGAATTCCATTAGTTACCATATATGATACTGAATTTCAGAATAATGAAAATAAGAGAACAATAAAAATATTGAAAAAAGAATATGTAAATCAAGCTAAAACCGAATTATTGAATCTACTTAAAAAATGACAGTATCAAGCCAAAATGATTATACTTCGCAAACCGTAACTGGATTAACGGTAAATAAATGCTTAATTACTTCGGCAGCAGCTTCTATGGAATTCAAAAATGCTGTTGTAGAATTTGCATATTTTGAAGACATATTCACTAATACTGTACACGGAACTTTGTTAATAAATGATTCTTCTGCATTTCCAAATATTCTATCTTGGTGCGGAGAAGAACGGTTAGATTTGGAAATCAGTAAACCCGGAATAGAAGATTCTGCTTTTTCTGGAACATTCAGAATTTACAATATATCAAGAAGACATTTAACAAAAGACGATAACGAAAATTATCTAGTGAATTTTTGTTCAGAACAATTAGTATTATCTGAAAAATCTAGGGTATGTAAAACATATACGAACACGAAAGTTTCCGATATTGTTAAAGATATCGCTTTTAATTATTTGAATATAACAGCGTCAGAATTTCCAGATTCAAATATAGAAGAAACTTTTGGTAATGTTACAATTACTATACCAAATATGAAACCTTTTGAAGCAATCAATTGGCTTTGCACAATGGCAATTGTTGGCGATACAAAATTTGGAAATCATTCTGGACCAGATGGAGGAGCGTCATATTTATTTTGGAGAAATAGAAATGGATATAACTTTAGGTCATTATTATCCATTTTCAATACCTCCAATATCAATAGTCCATATACATCAACATATATGCACCCTCTCGCTAATAAGAGAAATTTTATTGGTTATTGGTACGGTATTAAAAACATAGACACTCCTCAAGGTTCTACTATATTTGATCCATATTCGCAAATTATTTCATACGAAGTTTTAAATAGTTATGATGCGCTAGAATCTCAACAAAGAGGAATGTTCTGTAATAGAACGATAACGGTTGATTATATAACTAGATTATATCAAAATAATGATTTTGATTATAACAATTACTTTAATAACTTTTTAAAACAAAAAGTAGATTTGTATAAGACATTAAATACATTGCCTGTAGTTAGTAATGCAACAGATGGATTTGGTAAAAGCGAAAACCAATATCCTGAAGGAACTATAAAAGTATATACTTCTACGACTGCACAGGCAAACAACCAATATGTTCAACAGAATTCTCCAAACATATCTGCTAATTATGTTGAAAACACTATTCCATACAGATTAGCTCAATTATCTTTGATAGGAGTTAATAGGATAAAAATGGCTATTCCTGGTGATCCGTATATAACCGTTGGTAAATTAATCGATGTTTATATACCACAAACCGGAACTGATAAAAATGGTAACAAAATAAACGATAGGTTTTTAACCGGAACGTATTTAATAACTTGCGTAAGACATGCGCTTGATCAAGAAAACGAATTTAAAACTATTATTGAAATAACCAAAGATGCGTTCAAAGAATTAGATGTAACAAATGGTTTATCTCCGTTCAACGCTCCTCTTTTACCTTAATAAATAATATATGGCGTATCAATATTTTTCAGATTTAGATTTACGGTTTAATATACATCCTGTAACAAAGGATTTGGTATTGTCAGCCGACGATCAGGCTATAACCAGATCCATAAAAAATCTAGTATTGACCAACCATTATGAACGGTTAATGCAAGCTACTATAGGTTCTAATGTTAACGGAATGTTATTCGAATTGATGACACCGCTCACAGCGAATCAAGTACAAAGAGAAATTTATGATGTAATAACAGCGTTTGAACCTAGAGCGATAAATGTAACTGTAACGGTGGATGCTGTTTCCGAACAAAATGCATTAACTGCTACTATTCAATATTTTATAGAAAACTCACCAATTCCAATTGTCGTAGACATACTACTAGAAAGGATCAGATAACATGGCTGGATCTAATAGCAATTTCCAATTAGCTGGAACAGATTTTGAACAGATAAAAGGTAATTTGATCACCTATCTGAAAGGCCAGAACATATTAACTGACGCCAATTATACCGGCAGTGCTTTATCTATCTTACTAGATATATTAGCCTATAACACATATTATAACGCGACATATTTAAATTTAATTGGTAGTGAATTATTTCTAGATAGCGCAATTAAAAGAAGTTCGGTAGTATCTAAAGCTAAAGAATTAGGATATGTTCCTGCGTCAGCAACGAGTGCGCAAGCTATAATAGACTTATCGATTACTGGTCTACAATCAACCACTTTTGTATTACCAAAATATTCTAGATTTATTTCTGGCCAAGTAAATAATAAAACATATACATTCATAACAACTCAACAATATTCTACCATAGTAGATTCTAATGGTAATGGAACTATTTCCGACATTACCATATACGAAGGCGAACCTGTAACTTATAATTTCACGTATATAGCAGCGTCTAATCCGAATTCTACATTTAATATTCCTGATGTTAGCGTTGATATTGATTCTTTAATTGTTGGAGTGCAGCAATCTTCTGTATCTTCAAACACGACAATATTTACTAAAGCAACTAATTACTTAAATCTTGATTCCACTAGTACCGTTTATTTCATTCAAGAAGCTTCTGACGGAACGTATGACATTTATTTCGGTGATGGCATATTAGGCACGCAATTGATTGATGGTAATATTGTTTCTGTGACTTATATATCCACTTCAGGGTCTGCTGGAAACGGTATTCAGAATTTTAAATTAGTAAATGTTCCTACGGCAACATTTACTAGAATTACAGCAAACACAACTCAAATTGCTTTTTCTGGGGGAGACAAAGAATCCATAGATTCTATAAAATTCCAAGCGCCTAAAGCATACGCTTCTCAGAATAGAGCAGTAACAAAAGATGATTACATAAATTTAATACAAAAAAACAGTCTTCAATTGAAATTTGATGCAGTTAATGTTTGGGGCGGTGAAGAAAATTCTCCTCCTGTTTATGGCCAGGTTTTTGTTTGTTTGAAACCAAAGGGTGCCTACACTCTAACTGATACTCAAAAAACAAGATTAATCAATGATGTTATAAAACCAATTTCGGTTATGACCGTGGAACCGACAATAATTGATCCTGATTATACTTATGTTAAGCTAGATGTAAATGTTGTATATAACCAATCTAAAACGGTATTGGCCCCGTCAGATATAAACGCATTAGTAGTGAATGCAATAAACAATTACGCTAATACTAACTTAAATACGTTTAATTCTATTTTTTCATCTAGCGATCTTATAAATCAGATTCAGAATGTTGATCAATCGATTATAGCAAATGAATTATCAGTACAGTTGCAGAAAAAGATTTATCCAAATCTCACCACTCCTTCAACTTATAATTTCTACTATGGCGTTCCGTTAGCAAAAGGAATGTTCCAAAGCGGTGTCTCAAGTTCACCTGCTGTACAATTCAGAAATCCGTTGAATTTAGCCGAAATAATTGACGGCATTTATGTTGAAGAAATTCCTTCTTCTACTGGCGGTATTGAATCTATATCATTAATTAATGCTGGATATAGTTACCAATATACTCCAACAGTAGCCATATTAGGTGATGGTACTGGAGCTACTGCAGAAGCAATCATCAATAATAACGGAACAATAAATTCAATAAACGTATTAACTTCAGGTAATAATTATACTAGTGCAATAGTCACAATAACCCCTGCTTCCGGGGACGTTACTGGTACTGGTGCTGCAGCTATTCCTATTTTGCAAGGACAATACGGAACTTTGCGTACATATTACAACAACAACGCACAAGTTAAGACTATATTTAATCCAAATGCAGGAACAATAGATTACGTTAATGGTATCATAACTTTGAATTCATTTGGGCCAATAGATGTTGATAATCCTTTAGGACAATTAGCAATAACAGCTAATCCAAAAACAACGATTATATCGTCTTCAATGAACAGAATAATTACTATTGATCCATTTGATCCTAACGCAATTACCGTAACCGTAACTGCAAAATAATTATGAGCAATACAATAAATCCATCAGTATTAATACCAAATCAGCTCCCTGAGTTTATTAGGGATAATCCTGATTACAATACATTCGTTGCTTTTTTACAGGCCTACTACGAATGGATGGAACAAGCTAATAACGTAGTAAATACCTCACAGAATTTATTATCATACAGCGACATTGACGAAACGTCTGATCAATTTTTGCAATATTATGTAAATGATTTTCTTCCTAACTTTCCGCAAGAAACTTTAGTAGACCAAAGAAAGTTGGTGAAATATGCAAAACAACTTTATCAAACAAAAGGAACTTTAGCTTCTTACAAATTTTTATTCAGAGTTTTGTATGATTCTGATTTTGATGTGTTTTATACTAAAGATGCAGTATTAAAAGCGTCTGCTGGTAGTTGGTACGTTCCTAAAAGTTTAAAGTTGTCAACTAGTGATTTTAGATTTCTTAATATACAGAATTATAGAGTATTCGGTGAAACTACAAAATCTATTGCAACTATCGAAAATTCCGTAATTTCAGGTAATAAAATTGAAGTATTCATTTCTAATATAGAAAGATTATTTCAATCAGGCGAATACATTAGAGTTGTTGATAACAATAATAAAGACGTTATCATTGACGGAAATAATTTACGCGCAAAAATAGTAGGACAGATCAGCCAAATTAATATTGATCCGAATAACAGAGGATCATTTTATGCGCCAGGTTATCCAGTAGTTGTATACGGAGGGTTAGATTCTCCTTTGGGTATAGGCGCAACTGCAGTAGTAGCAAATACAACTGCTGGCGGCGTGACTAGCGTATCAGTAGTCAATGGCGGATTTGGATACAGAAGCGATCCTAATACAATTATATCATTTTCTAATTTGAATGCTGGAGCAAAAACTCCAATAGCAAATGTTGCTTCGTTGTCTCCGTTCACGTTACCGTTAGTTACAATAACTAATGGAGGTATTGGTTATCAAAATAATGATCCTGTTTACACGATAATCAATTCAAATAAATACAAATTTGCATATGTTTCTTCTGTCGATGCGAATGGTAAAATATTAACTATAGCATATAATCCTGGAGTTAATCCTAGTGCTGTAATGGGTATTTCTGCTAACGTTAGTTCTGCTAATGCTTATGCTAATGGAGCATCTTTAACTATAGCTAATAGCGTAAGTAGTGCAGTATCCAACGTAACTTATGCTCCTACAAATTCTATAGGGTTTTCTAAAAATGTAAAAATAGGAAATACTTACACTTTCCTTAGTTTACATCCTACTGCAAATGCTAATACAACTTTGGCTAATAGTCTATCGTTTGCGTCATTCGCAACATATCCAATTTCTTCAATATTAGTAGCTAATGAAGGCGGCGGGATAACGCAAGAACCTTCCGTTACTGCTTTATCAGTATATTCTACTGATGATATAACCCCAGCTTTAATTAGTTCTCTCGGCATACTTGGTCCTGTTCAGATTGTCAGTGGGGGCTATGGGTATGTTGCTAATGATAAAATAGTATTTTCTGGAGGTTCTGGATATGGCGCTTATGCTAACGTTTCTTCGGTAGATTCGCATGGTACAATTACTAGCATAACATATCAACAAGGAAATAAATTATATTCATTAGGAGGAATGGGATATGGAAGTGCTCTTCCAACTTTGTCTGTCAATTCTTCTAATAATTCTGCCTATGGAGCGCAATTAGTTGTTACCGGAATATTAGGAGCAGGGGCACAATTCTCGGCAACAACAGATAGAGCAGGAGCAATATCAACAATTGCATTAGAAACATACGGAGAAGATTATGTCGCTACTCCAAACGTTTCGCTAAAGATACAAGATATTGTTGTTTCTGGATTGACTCTGGTAAATTTACCGCAAAAAGGAGATTTGGTTTACCAAGGTATATCTGCAAATACATCAAGTTATCAATCATATGTTGATTCCGTTTCTTTATTGATTCCTTATGCTAATGCTACAAGTTCTTTATATAATTTAAGAGTTTATAATTACACATCAATACCAGACCCTGCCCTGAAGTTAAAAATAGACAGGAATAATATTGTAATTACAGTAGCAAACGAAATTCCAGTTGGGTTTGAATCAGTCTATCCGTACAATTATAATTTGAATATCCAAGGATTTAACGTATATGGCGATGGTACTGCTAAAGCAACTACGAAATTCTTAAATGGTCTTGTAATTGGACAAGGACAGTATCTTGATAGTCAAGGACAGCCAAGTTCATTTGACGTATTGCAAAGTACTGATTATAACAATTACACGTATCAGATTACAGTACAAAAAGAAATTGCAAAATATAGAGAAATATTATTGAATTTATTACATCCTTCAGGTACAAAACTGATAGGACGATATGCGATGGAAACTCAAAACCATTTTGATTTCCATTCTCAAGACGCATTGTATACTGGAATACCATTGGATCAGCTTACAGGATATCCTGGTAGTACTGTTACAATGACTTCTGATTTCAATAACAAAAGTAATAATTTATTGAATTTCCAATATCTATTGGGAATAGATTTATCAAACATTATCACCACTAGCGATATTATAGAAGTAACTCCTCCAAATGGACCAACTATACGATCAGAAGTTGCTAACGTTTTCCCAATTATTAACACGATTGAATTAAAATCTAATACTTGGTTAACGTATCCAAATGTTGCTTACGTTACTGCAAATGCTGGATCCAATTCTATAAATATATTATCATTAACTGGTTCATACGATATAATAAATAACGGTATATACTCAGATCCAAACTATCCGTTAAAAGACATTGTTTACGTAGGTGATACTGTAAAGATTACTGGAAACAATACTGTTTTCTCAGTAATTAATATGAATTATACAAATGGTAATATAATAGTATCTCCGTTATTACCTGCTGTAACTAATTCAACCATAGCAGTAAACAGAACGTTTGGTCCAACAAGTTGTGTTAGAATATATGGTCCAATTGGAACCCAGTATTATAACCAGTTAACAACACAAGACGGCAAAATAATAACAACGCAAGATGGCACTACTATAATAGTGTTGGGGTAAAGGATGGCAGAAGTAAAAATTACGCAGTTAAGTTCAGCATATTTTAACGCTAATACGGCTAACACCGTATTTCTAGTCGTTGATCTACCCACAGACATTACTGGGCAGATGACTGGTACTTCTTTAGCCAAAGGATTATATTCAAATAATCCGCTAAACGTTGGTAACAATCAAATATTATTCGCAAATACTATTGCTCAATTTTCGGGTAATAGTAATACGTTTATGCAACTTAATATTCAGAATTTCCAATCAAATGGATCTTCTGATGTTGTATTGACTTCAGATACCGGAACAAACGCCAACAATTACGTAGATTTGGGTATTAATAACTCAACGTTTAATGATCCAAATTATTCAGCAATGGGTGCTCTTGATGGTTATTTGTACGTTGCCGGTCCAAATGGAGGCTCCAATCAAGCTAATCTTATGATTGGTACTGCTTCGTATGGAGCAAACATTAATTTCGTTGCTGGCGGTACTACTATTAATGATATAGTTGCAGTATTTAACGAAGATGTTATTACTTTTAACGAACCTACTATAATTAATCAGGCTCCAGTTGATCCTGATGATACCAGTTATGTTGCGTTACAAGTTAACAACTATGGTAACGGTTATTCATTTGTTGTAAATGATGATGTTAATGATTATTCTCCATTCGCTATTGATCAAAGCGGTAACGTTTCGATTGGAGCGGTATCTGCGAATGGGTATAAATTATTAGTAGTTGGTAATACATATATTTCCGGAAACGTAGTAACTGCCAATAATTTCGTTTTATCTGATGGGTCGTTTGCTGCGTCAAATAATTATGTCAATGCTAATGATGCTTCTACATTAACTTCTGCCAAAAATTACACTAATTCGGCTAATCTTTGGTTACAAGCAAATGACTCATTGACTTTATCTACTGCCCAGGCGTTTTCTAATTCGGCTAATCTATGGTTACAAGCTAATGACGTTTTAACTTTAGCAACTGCTAAGAATTATGCTAATTCAGCAAATCTCTGGTTACAGGCAAATGACGTTTTAACTTTAGCAACTGCTAAGAATTATGCTAATTCAGCAAATCTCTGGTTACAGGCAAATGACTCATTGACTTTATCTACTGCTCAATCATATACAAATGCAGCTAATTTATTTGCTCAAAATACGTATATTGCAAAATCAAATAATTTAACTTTTAATAATGTATCCATCACTGGTAATTTATTTGCAAATACTGTAGGAACTTCTGTTTCGGTTGATAGTATATCATCGAATAATGCAACATTTTCTAAAAATATAACCGTTCTAGGAACTTTGACTTGTAATACGGCTCAAGGTAATGTATTCTTCGCTAATATTACAACAATAACTTCGCAAGCTAATGCAATTCAATGGGTTTCGCAACAAACCTCTCCTCCTCAGACTTACGGTCAAATTTGGTTTTCTGCTAATGACGTTTCTTTAGTTGAAGATACTGATGTTACTAATGATAGGCCATTAATAGGTAAGGTATTATATGAAAAAGTATACAATGGTTCTGGTACAACTATTGCAGCTAATTCATGGGTAAGATTAGCTGGTGCCGTAACAAATACCGCAATTCCATATGTAGTATTAGCAGATGCTGGAAACGCGGCTAATTCATTTGTTTCTGGTTTTGTTAAAAATAGTATCGCAAATAATGCATACGGATACATTTATACGCAGGGAATTGTTAATAATTTAAATTCTTCAACATATAACGTTGGCGATATATTGTTCTTATCAACAACCCCTGGCGCATCGCAAAATACTCCTCCAACCGGAGCAAATGTTGTAATTCAGTTAGCGAAAGTTTTGAGCAATAGCTCGACAATGGGTAAATTACAAGTGAATATTTTACCTCAACCAGCTTGGGGAAAAACTTCCGGTTCCATAATCTATTCCAGTAATAATATACTTGTTTCTAGTAACACTATAACAATCAACGATTCCACACAAACATTGAATTTGAGTGGTAGTATTGTTATGAGCGGTTCAGTAACAATGAACAACTCTACGTTTTCCGCAAATTCTGCAGCAGTTTCGATTATTGGTTCCTCTAATGGCGCAATCCAAGCACCTTCGGCAGATGGAACCATGTTACAGATTACTGGTAAAGACGGAGTTAATGCTAAAGTAATAACGGATGCAGCAGGTGCTGGTGTTTATGCTTTATATAATGGCCGTTCTATGCGAGGAACTGCGCAAAATCCGACCGCTAGTTTGGCTGGTGATGTATTAGTACGCTTTGGCGGTACTGGATATGGTACTACCGGATTCGGACTGCTCTCTGGCGGCGCAAAAATGGATTATATTGCGTTAGAAAATTATACTGATACCTCAAAGGGAACGCAAATATTATTAGCGACTACCCCAGTTGGTTCAAACGCTTTAGTAAATGTCGTGACTTATGCTGCTAATTCAGCTACATATTCTCCTAATACAGCATTATTTGTTGCTAATACAATCCATTATAATGCAAATTATAATAACGCAAACGTAGCTCAAACAGGTACTAAAGCAACTGCGGTATATGCTAATGGACGTACTGGACAGATCACTACTGTAAATACCAATATAAACAAAGGCGCTGCAACATACTTCGTGATGTATAACACGTATATTACAAGTTCTAAAGATGTGGTCATATTGAATATATCCAGCGGAGCTAGTGTTAATTATGCATTAGCGGTAAATAACGTAATTCCTGGAAGTTGTAATGTTGTAATAAACAATTGCGACGGTACTCCATCTGGATCTAATGCTGCAGATACGTTGACAATCAACTTCGCAATTATCAATGTAACTTAATTTGAGAAATAAATAAACCTATGGCAAGTACATCACTATTAACATATGCAGCTAAAGTTGCTTCAGTAGAACAGGTATATTATTCTCCTGTTGTCACGTTACCAACTACAAATGAAGTTTTGTCTTCTATGTATTGTGTTCTTGCAAAGGTTGATACCTGGATTAACGATGTAAGTCCCCCTTCTCCTACTCAAGATCAAAAAGCAGTTAAGAATTTTTTGAAAAATGTATTTGTTGCCAAGTTAGTAACAAGTAATGATATTTCTCCTGTTATTCCAAGAGTAGATTGGACTTTGGATACTGTTTATGATCAATACGCAGACGATGTTGATATGTTTGCTCTGGATCCATTCGGTAATCAAGTTTATACATTTTACGTTAAAAATAGATACGATCAAGTATTCAAATGTCTCTCCAACAACAACGGAGGACCATCATTATATGAACCTTATTTTGAACCCGGAACATATACGACAAATAATATCTACCAAAACGTAGACGGATATAAATGGAAATATATTTTCACCGTTGATTTATCGTCTAAAGTTAAATTCATGGATCAATATTGGATCCCAGTTTTAGTTGGTCAAAATACACCTAATCCTATTGCTTCTTCTGCAGGAACGGGAAGTCTTGATGTAATAAACGTTATTAGCGGAGGATCAGGATATGATCCAACAACCTCTGTCATAACGTTAAATATTACAGGTGATGGAAGCGGCGCAAATGGCGTAGCAATTGTTGCTAATGGCGCAATTACTGATATATTAATGACTTCTCCTGGATCAAACTATACATATGCAAATGCTAGTATAATTTCGGCAAATGGATCTGGTGCAATATTGGCTGCAAATACATCGTCTCCAATTGGAGGTCATGGATACGATCCAGTTTCCGATCTTGGTTGTATGCATGTTATGATATCTGTTGAATTTAATGGTTCAGAAAACCAAAATATACCGACTGATATCACATATCACCAAATAGGGCTTTTAATAAATCCGACTACAAACAGCCTGAGTCCATTATCTGCAAATGGATCCATATATAACACGAGTACAAGCGTAATTGTTGCGGGCGGTTTTGGTTCATTCGTAAATGATGAATTAGTATTCCAAGGAGCGTCTTTGGCTTCTGCTACTTTTATAGGAACCGTATTAGATTTCAATACATCAAGTAATGAATTATCTCTAATAAATATAACTGGAACATTAACAGTCAATGCGCCAATTTTCGGAAATGGTTCTGGTACTGCTAGAACCGTATTAGCATATAACGAACCGGATTTTGTTCCTCTCTCCGGTTATCTTTCATATATGGAAAATAGGTCTGGTATAACAAGAAGTCCTGATGGAATTGAACAATTTAAAATAGTATTAGGTTATTAAGGTAAATAAAATATGTCACTAAATTTTAACGTTTCGCCATATTTCGATGACTTTGATTCATCAAAAAATTTCCACAGAATACTATTTAAACCTGGTGTTGCTGTACAGGCTAGAGAATTAACTCAGTCTCAAACAATATTACAGAACCAAGTAACTTCTTTTGCTGACAATATTTTCAAACAAAATTCTCCGGTTACTGGTGGACAAGTAACAACTAATTTTAATTGCTATTATATCAAGTTAGAACCAACCTATAATGGCGCATCTATTGACGTTACTCAATTTAATAATCTTCTTGTAACAAACGCAGACGGGTCTGTTGTCGCTAGGGTCATTGCTGTCGTTCAAGGAACTGGGACCACTGGTCTTGGCGATCCTCCTACTATCATTATATCATATAAATCAGGAATACATTTCGTTGATAACGATATCATATATGATGTAAATTCAAATTTAGCAGCACAAGCAATTTCTCTATATTCTTCCGGATTATCTTCTGTTGCTTCAATTGCTAAAGGCGTTTTTTACGTATTAGGCAATTTCGTACAAGTATCTGATTCAACGGTAGTTTTGTCGAAATATAGTAACAATCCAAGCATAAGAATCGGATTGACGATAACTGAAACGGTTTACGATTATATTAATGATTCTTCGTTATTAGATCCAGCCATTGGAGCATCTAATTATCAAGCACCTGGTGCTGACAGATATTTAATTTCTCTTACTCTTGATACGAGAAATCTGCTATTAGGTGATGACCAAAACTTTATTGAATTGGTTAGAGTACAAGACGGAAATGTATATAAAATGGTTGATGGTTCAGTTTATGCAACCATCGATGATTATTTCGCAAAAAGAGATTATGAAACTAACGGTGATTATATTGTAAATAACTTTAAATTAACTCCTAAAGTTAATTCTAGTAATTCAAGTACGTATATTTTAAACGTTGGTAAAGGTCTTGCTTACGTAAGAGGATATAGAGTTGAGAATCCTTCTCCAGTAGAACTTATTTCTGATAAAGCAAGAACAACTGCGTCAATTACAAATGATCCTGTGTATACAGGATATGGTAGTTACTTCTACGTTAGTAATCTTCGTGGAGCAAATGGTTCGTTCTTCGACGTAACTACAGAACAAGCAATTGATCTTCATTGCGTTGCGCCTTCTAGCGTAAATGTATCAAGTTCAATTACATATAATTCTACTTTAGTAGCCTCTGGATATACTAGAGGATTGACTTTTAGCAACGCTTCTGATACAGCAAATGCTAATACATTTGTTTACAATCTTTATACTAATGATTTACAGTATGCTACTTTATCTGGTAATTGTATATCTTCTACTGCTAATACAGTAACTTTACCTATCACGTTATCCGCTATCGACAGCGCTTATAATGGAGTATCAATCTCTATAACTAACGGGACTGATTACGGAGATTTTAAAACAATTATTGCATATAACGGATCAACCAGAGTAGCGACTGTTGATAGTAATTGGGCGATTAATCCAGATACTTCTTCTGTGTTCTCATTAAATTTCACTTCTGGTGACGTTGAGAGTATTCTAACAGTTAATAAAGCATCATATCCTGCTACGCTGTACGGTACTGCGAAAATTGACAACAGCGGGAAAGTCGGTGGATTATCAAATGGTTATAGTATTTTAGAGAACCCAGGTTCTCCTGAGTTACTGTTCACAATAGGTAATCCTTTTGTACAATCCATTTCATCTGGTTCATATGTAACTACGCAAGAAATTAGAAATGTTGGATTCACTTCATCAGGTTCTACTCTCAGCGCACAGATTTCATATACTGGTAATTACAATGGTATCATCACACACATTGGTCCAACTACTGGTAATTTACCAATTAGTCAGGTGTTACAACAATATACAATTGTAGTAACTAACGCAGGAACTAACACTAAAATTAAAGTTGGTGATATAATTCCTTGGACTACTACAGCAAATGCTAATCGCACAGTAGCGTTAAGTAGCGGTGGAATAACTGCAACATTTTCTACTACAACTTCGGATTTATCGCCTTTCACAGCTACTATTGTTGCTAAAGTATTTGTAGAAAACGCAGTCGATACAAACCAAAACGCCATATTAAAATATAAAACTTTAGTTACTGCTAATAGTAACACTGTTAATATGGCCGGTACTCAAATTAACACATATACATTTGTTGATGATTCAGCATCTTCTACTGGCCAGATTTATATTATAAATGCTGGTATTGTTTCTCCAGGATCAAAACAATCATTATATCTGTCAGACGTTTTAAAAATTAATAAGATCATCGATACAGGATCACCTTCAGCTAATGCAACATTAGCTATGTTATCTAATCCTAATTATGACGTTACTGGTAATTATATATTTGATAACGGTCAAAGAGATAGCTATTACGATCACGCGTCAATAACTTTAAGACCAGGTGCTCCTAAACCTGCTGGTAATCTATTAGTCTTAGTAAATTATTTCAAACATAGCGGAGGAGATGGATACTTTAGTGTTGCATCTTATCCTACCGTAGTAAATGGACAGGATTTTTATAGACAGATTCCAGTATATCAAGCTAAATCTGGTACATATTACAACCTACGCGATAGTTTGGATTTTAGACCAGCGAGATTAAATGCGCAAACAAGTTTTATTTTCCGATATGGTAATAACAACGTTTCAAATTATGGAGTTCTGTTACCAATAGATTCTGGATTATTCACTTGTAATTATTCGTATTATCTTGGTAGAAAAGACTTATTGGTAATAACAAAAGACAGAAACATTCAAATAATCGAAGGAACGCCTTCATTATCTCCGATCTTACCTAACGGTCCAGATGGATGTTTGATTCTTGCTAATTTGTTATTGAATCCATATACAGGATATTTACCAACTGAAATTCAAAACGGAATTGCGGATTTATCAATCCAACCAGTTCAGCATAGAAGATATACTATGGCTGACATTGCCGGATTGGACGCAAGATTAGGACAAGTTGAATACTATACTTCATTGTCTGCTTTAGAGCAATCAGCAACCGGAATGCAAATCACTGACGCGTTTGGATTAAATAGATTCAAAAACGGTATTTTGACTGATGATTTTTCAAGTTTCTCTACTGCAGATACTGTTAATTCAGATTACAATGCAGCAATTAATAAGAGAACTCGTCAAATGTCTGCGCCACAGACAGTACAAAATTTCCCACTTAAAAACCTTGCATTAGTATACAATGATTCATCTCCTTCTGCGAGTTTAATTGCGTCGTTGAATTATAAGATTTCCAAAGATGGATCAATTAATTATTTTAGTTTACCTTATACTTCAGCAAATCTCGTAGTTCAACAGATTGCTAGTAGGGTAACTAATATCAACCCCTTCTCAGTATCGTCATCTGTAGGAACTATATCTTTAACTCCTAATGTTGATACTTGGGTTGATACGAAATATGCTCCATCTCTGTTAATTACAGATCCATCTCTGCAGGTATTCAGACAGTCTAATAGCATTAATGTTTTAAGCGTTGGTGATTGGCAAACTATTTCCGGAACAACCTATCTATCAGGTTCTTCTTCATCATCATCTTCGTCTACCAGCTATGATTTAAATCACAATTGGACTGTTGATAGAGGGTTTGGTTTAGGCGTTGGTACTCAAACTACCACAACTACTACGTCTACGACAGATACATATACAACAGTATTACAACAGCAACAGAATAATATTCTGGGACCATACAGCAGTATCAACAACACGTACTCATTAAATAATGGTTATATTACAGACGTTAGTGTTGCTGCTTGGATTAGACCACAGGAAGTTGCGTTTAGAACTACTGGATTATTATTTAATTCTTATGTATCCAATTTCTTTGATAATACGAATGTTGATAACTATATCCGTAAACCAAATATCATTGAATTAACCAATGTCAGCGGCACTTTCAATCCTTTTGATATTATAGGATATCCAGTTAGCGGAGGATTTATTTCTACTGCTAAGATTTTGGATGTATATCCGCATCCCGGCACTAACAATGTTAGGTTATATGTTGCTGCTGATGGATATTCTTCTTTATATACCAACGGTACTGTAATTTATAAAGGAACATTTGACGCTAGTGGAAACTGGATATTAACTTCAAGTACGCCACAGGGAACAATTTCAGTTTCTCAACATTTTGGCGGAGTTGTTCATAGTAATGCTAATTCAGCAACAAACATGGTACAATTGTCTTCTGTTGCTCCTGTTGTTACTAACTATTACGGAACAGATAGTTCAAATACCATTTACATTCTATCCGGTACTGGCGCGGGACAATCTGCTAATATTGTTTCATATAATGCTGCGTCTAAAATGGTTACAATTTCTCCTTCTATTTACACAAAATACGGAGACATGTATTCCATTGGAAAGACAAAAGGAACTACTATAACTTCGTTTAAAGTTAATGAAGAAGGTAATTATTCTGGTGTTTTTGTTATTCCTAATGGCCAATTCCATACTGGACAAAGAGTATTTTCTGTTGATAACAGAATTAACAATGACGCGACCACAATAACAACTAGTGCCCAATCAGTATTTTATGCAGAAGGGTTACAAACAACTGCTCAGAAATTGAATTTTGGCGCATCACCTGCTGGGGCAGCTGGAACATTTACGCAAACCAATTATCAAACAGTTTCGTTTACTACGACATCTAGTTCGTCGTCTAGTTCGTCTTCAACGTCTGCTTGGGATCCATTAGCGCAGACGTTTATTATAGATCCAACGAATTATCCTAATGGAGCGTTTTTAAGTTCTCTGAAAGTGTTTTTCTCATCAGCACCTACAAGCGATACGTCTACTGTTACTTTGTCTATTGTAGGAACTCTGAACGGATATCCTAACGGAGATGTTCTGGATCACTCTATTGTTACTTTGAAACCTTCTCAAGTTAATACTTCGCAGAATCCGCAATATCTTGATTCTACGACTTATACTGAGTTTGTTTTCTCTGCACCAGTTTATATTGCTTCTGGTACTTTATATGCGTTTATTTTGAAATCAAATTCAAATGAATATAAATTATGGACTGCTGCAAACGGTGATACTGCGATCCCGTCATCTGTTAAGAATTATCCAACAGACCCAACGCCAACTAACATAACTAAAATCACTACAGCACCTTATGTTGGTGGATTGTTCATATCACAGAATGCACAGACTTGGACTGCTGATCAAAATCAAAGTTTAATGTTTGTTATTAATCGTTGCGTATTTGATACAACCCAAAATCCGTTAATAAGAATGGTTGTTCCTCAAATGTTGCCTGGTAGAACTTTGATTGAACAAAGCGTTAATTATTTGAATAACGCCAATTCAATAGCAAATACAGTAGCAACATACTCAGCTAACAACGTTCTTGTTGATGCGTTTAATTTGACGACAACGGATTTTATTCCTACTGCCACTCAGATAAATTATGGATATCAAGCAACATTGGCTTCGTCTTTTGCTGCTACTGGAATACAAAACATTAATCCGGGTAGATACGGTACTAGTATTTTCGATCACATTTATCTTAATGATAACAATGGTGAAAGAGTGTTGATTTCTAATACATCAACTTCATTCTCTATGTATGCACAGTTAAGTTCAACTGATGATAAAGTGAGTCCAATTCTTTCTGATGCTGGATCAACTGTCTACACTATAACCTATAATATCAATAATTGTCCTTTATCAAATAGTTTAATTACTATTGCTAATGGCGGTAGCGGTTACAACGTGAATACAACAAGCGTATCAATTTCTTCTCCTACAGGAAAGAACGGTTCGCAAGCATATGCCACTGCTAATATAGCAAATGGGTCAATTAACCGTATTGATATAATTGTTCCAGGTTCTGGTTATATTACTACGCCAACAATAACAATTACTGACGCTAATTCTTCGCCTGGTAATGGCGCTTCTGTTATAATTACTGGCGAAACTTCCGTACACGGAGGACCAGCTGCAACTAAATATTTCACTAAGAAAGTTGTATTAGCAGCAGGAAATGATTCTGGAGATTTAAACGTTTACTTAACTGCATATCGTCCAGTTAATACTGATATTCTTGTTTATTATAAAATTTTAAGTTCTTCTGATCCGCAAACTTTCGAAAGCGGATATTGGCAATTAATGACCAAGACCCAAAGTTCAGATACTTTATATTCAACAACAAGAACTGACCTACACGAATATGTATTTGCTCCAGGAGTAAATGGCACTGATCAAGGATATATATCGTATGTTAGTACGAATGGTCAAACTTATTACAACTTTATACAGTTTGCTATAAAAGTTGTATTAGTTTCAACTGACAATACTAGCGTTCCTTTCCTGAGCGATTTAAGAGCAATAGCATTACCTGCTAACGTTAATACTACATCATAATATGACAATACTTAAAGTGCAGGGTACTCATCTGATAAGGGACACCAATAGCGGTGCCCTTATCAACAGGGATATGAATGGCCTACAAGAATATAATAAAAAAAGACAAATGATGGCCAATCAAAAAGAAGAAATAAATACTATTAAAACAGATGTCGATAACATCAAAAAAGATTTGTCTGAAATAAAGCAAATGATGCTACAACTATTAGATAAAGGTCCAAATGTCTAACTTTACTCCAGCGCAACAATTTAATATTCTCAACTATGCCAATACGTTTGGTGATTGGGTAGTAACAACTAACGCTTTAGTTCTGCAAAATAACGATCTTGCTGCTAATAACTTTACTAAAGCATCAGGAACGCTTTATCTTTCTGATCCATCTCTTGCTTTGCAAGCTAATACTGCTTCAATTTTCCAGAGTTCTGTACAGGTTATCGGCGTTGGTTCATATGCTTATATACAGAACAATTTAACTGTTGGTGCTCCGGGTACAACCAGTAACGGACAAGTATATTTAAATTATCTTGGTGCTGGTCCTGCGCTAACTTCATACGGTTCTATTTTCGCAGACGGGGCAAACACAGGACTTCTTGTAGCGAATACCGCAAATATTGGCGGTAAATTATACGTATCTAATACTGCATCGTTTTCTAATACAGTAACAATATATGGTACTGCATACGTTGCGAATAATCTATTCTCTTCTAATACGGTATATGCCGATAAAATCCAAGGCAATACCAGCGTAAATACTTTAGTATTAACTGCGCTGACTGAAGTTTATACTAATCTGTTGCAGTCTAATACTGCTGTAAGTACGAATTACCTAGTTTCTGATAGAGTTCAAGCTAATACAAGCGTAACAACAACTAGTGTTTATGCGTCTAATAGCGTAACTGCAATGACTGTATCTGCTGTAAGTAATGTATTTACAAATTCTATACAATCTAACAGCAGCATTAATACAACCAATTCTATTGCAAATGTTGTACAAGCTAATTCGTATGTAAATACTGCTACATTAATAGCAACAAGTAATGTCTTCACTAATACATTACAAGCAAATGTTTCAGTTAATACTGCATCAGTTTATGCTAACAATATTCAAGCTAATACCATAAGTACGCTTGCGTTCATTGCAAACACTATACAATCGAATACTTCTGTTAATACTGCATCATTGACTGTAACTGGTATTGCTACTATCGGTAATGTAATGACTAATATTGTTACTGCAAACTCAGCGGTAATTGGGGCTGGTGGATTAACAATTGGCGGTAATTTCGTAATAAGTGGCGCAACAGTTTTCAATTCTCCTACTTTTACAATAAGCGCAAACAGTCCAAATCCTCCTGTAATATTAAATCCTGGATATGCTGTTTATAGATCAACCGCTAATGCTTTAATCCGTTGGAATGAAGCTAATACTTATTGGGATATGAACGATGTCAATAGCGGAGCATTCTATAGAGTATTAACTGACAAATATTTAAGTAATTCTGGCGTATTGAATAGTTCTGGGAATGTTGCAACTTCTTCTGCGTTATATTATGCTAATAATTGGTTACAGGCAAACGATTCATTAACTTTATCTAATGCTGTAGCTTACGCAAACGCAGCTAATCTTTGGTTACAGGCAAATGACTCATTGACATTGGCAACTGCCCAAACGTTTTCAAGTAATGCCAATAACATAACTTCTGGTATTTTATCTTTAACACGATTACCTACTTCTGGCGTTGTTGCTGGCGTTTATGGTAATACTGTTAGTATACCTACTGTTACGGTTGACCAATACGGAAGAGTAACTGCAGTAAGTAATAACGCAGTATCAACCACGATCAATTTAGCAGGTTCTATTGGAACTGGATCTGTTGCTGGCGGCGGGACATTAACTTTATCATCTTCTAATACAGCAATAACTAATGTAACTGCCTCTGGATCTACGTTAACAATTAATCCTCAATTATCAGGAGTTGTTTCAGGATCATATGGTAATGCTACGACTATACCAACAATTACAGTTGATCAATATGGTAGAGTTTTATCAGTTGCAAATAATGCAGTATCAACCACGATCAATTTAACAGGTAATTCTGGAACTGGTTCTGTTGCTGGTGGTAATACTTTAATACTAAGTTCATCAAATTCTTCAGTAACAAATGTAGCTGCTTCCGGAAATACGTTAACAATAAATCCGCAATTATCTGGTGTTACTCCCGGTTCGTATATAATATCTAGTATAACTGTTGACCAATATGGTCGCGTAACTAGCGCAAGTTCTGGATCTGTTGCTGGCGTAAGTATAAACAATGATACTACATCAGCTTATACTTTCTATCCTTTATTATCGCTTACTACTACTGGAAGTTTGGCAACAACCAATACTTCAAGTACGAAGTTATCGTTTACTCCGTCCACAGGTATATTATCTGCAACAGGATTTTCTGGATCGGGAGCAGGGTTAACAGGAACTGGTATTAATTTCACAGCCAATACTGTGGCTAATATCACAGGAACTCAAGTTACTAATGCTCTTGGATATACTCCTTATAATTCAAGCAATCCAAATGGATATCTTGCAAATACTTCATCTGCTTCATTTTCAGGGTTAGCTGTAACTGGACAAACTACTTCAACAAAAGGCTACAGAGAAGGTGTGGTTGCAGTCGGTACAGTAACAGGAGCAACCAATTTAGATTTATCGCAAGGAAATATATTTACAATTACGTTGGGCGCAAGCGGTGTAGCATTTACATTCACAAATCCTCCGGCATCTGGCGTTGCTTGTACAATAACGTTGATAATAACACAAGACGGTACTGGATCTAGAACGTTTGGATCAATTACTGGTTCTGTTTGGACAGATGGTAATAAACCAGTTTTAACAACCACTGCTAGTAAAACGGATATGTTATCATTAATGACTGTTAATGGCGGCAGTACTTATTATGGCTCATTCGCAGGAGCAAATTTCGGATAATATATACTTTTATTTTATGGTATAGTATGAAGAATCAAGTAGAATCTATTTTGATAGTGGGTGGAGGCAGCTCTGGTTGGATGACTGGAGCTGCTTTAGTAAAACATTTACCAAATGTTAAAATTTCTTTGGTTGAATCTCCTGATATTAAAACAATAGGAGTTGGAGAAAGTACGTTAGGACACATAAATGAATTTTTTCATTTTTTAGGATTGCGAGATGAGGATTGGATGAAGCATTGTAATGCTACATACAAAACTTCAATTAAGTTTACTGATTTTAGAGACAACCCAAAAGATAAACCTTATGTGTTTCATTATCCGTTTGGGCTTTGGGACTTAACAGACAAACCAAATGGGTTAATGGATTGGTTTGATTATAAAGCAAAATATCCAGAAACTCCCTGTGAAAATTTCGCAGAATTTTATCATGACGCAGTATTAATGACTGATCATAATAAAATGACATATAACCAAAATGGCGCAATAAGGAATTTTAATCCATTCAATGATGTGGCTTATCATATGAATGCTGCGTTATTTGGTGAGTATTTAAGAGATTACGTTTGTAAGCCAAATGGTTTAAATCATATATTGGCTACAGTTAAAGGCGCCAGTAAAGACGAATCCGGATGTATTTCAAAGATACATACAGATAAAGGGGATTTAACTGCCGATCTCTATATAGATTGTACTGGATTCAAATCATTTCTATTAGAAGAAATTATGGGAATTCAGTTTGAATCTTTTGATGACTTATTAATGAATGATAGAGCTATAGCAGCTCCTATTCAATACATTGATAAAAATAAAGAAATGGAATGTGTTACCAATTGTACTGCCATTGAAAATGGATGGGTATGGAATACCCCTTTATGGGATAGGATTGGAACTGGGTATGTTTATTCCAGTCAATTTGTATCAGATGATGATGCGTTAGGACAGTTTAAAAAACATTTGAAGTCGAATCGTATGATTTGTCAAAATGATGCTAGAATAGATACAGCGGAATTTAGGCAACTTAAAATCAGACATGGTAAACACGAAAAGGCTTGGGAGAAAAATGTTGTTGCAGTAGGGTTATCAAATGGTTTTGTTGAACCTTTAGAATCAACAGGATTATTGATGACTCATGAAGCAATTATAAAATTAGTAAACATTTTAAAGGCAAGAAATAATTATTATAATAAACTTGATGTTGATAGTTTTAATTTTTCTTTAAATAACCAAATAGATGGATTTAAAAATTTTATAGCTTTACATTATGCATTAAGTAAAAGGGATGACACGGAATATTGGAGACACGTCACGAATAATATTTCGTATAAAAATACAGGAATATTTGAATTTTTTTCGCATTCAATGATCAATTCTAGACGGTTTGCATCTAATGTAACTGAAGGATTATTTTATATAGCAGCTGGTATGGGATACAATCCTACTGATAGTAGTAGATTAGATTTTCATAACATGGTATATAATGATGATCCATATATTCCAGAAAAAGTTATGGATGAATGGTTAAAACATAAAAGACTCGTTATGAAAATTATTGATAGACTACCTACTCATTATGAATTTTTGAAGAACAATATATATAAATAATTAAAGATAACATTTTATAAGGGTTTGTAAAGATGAAACAAAACATTTTCCTATTTCATAGATTTGACAAACATGCGTCAGATCATTTTAACATTAAAAACGTTATATTAAGAAATAAGAATATCCAAGTTCAAACTAGAGGTTATGGAACAGAAGCATCTTGGTCTGAATTTGTCAGTTCATTTATTACTTCTTATAGCAAAATCATACTTGAAAATAACATTAAAATAGACCCTAATTTTGATGGATTTATTTTAATGTACGATGATACTATTTTAGAACAAAGAGTCATTTTAACTGATCTCAACGCAATAATCGCAGAATTATCAAGCTAAAACTATGCCAGGGTTTTTCAGAACATTAGCTCCAGCAGGATCGCAGACGCATAATTCTGGTACATCCGGTTCATGGGCAGCACCGTTTCGCGTAAGAACCGTTAATATTTCAGTATTAGGCCAACCGGGAAATTCAGGTAATCCTGGAAATCCTGGAAATGGCGGATCAGGAGGAAGCGCAGGTAATCCTGGAAATTCAGGTAATCCTGGAAGCCAAGGTAATTCTGGAAATCCAGGAGGACATGCTGGTGGCGGCGGTGGCGGCGGTGGCGGTGGCGGTGGTGTAGCGCACGTTGTAGTTAGAAATTACCCATATGGTAATTGTAGGGCTACTAATTCTATAGGACAAATTAGTGGAAATTACGGGTGTGGTTCTGGCGGGCACTGCAGTAATGCTCCATATGGCGGAGGATGGGGAGGTAGCGGAGCGTCACACCAAGGCCAAGGGAACAATTTCGGATGTTACGGAAAAGCTGGTGTGGGCGGTTCTGGCGGAAGCCACGGAAGAGCAGGAACTTTTTGCAGCAATTGTCATTCTCACTGCGGATTTAGTGGAAATCCAGGGACTGGCGGTCAACCAGGTGCTGCTGGTAATTCGGGAAATTACGGAGCTAGTGGGTCTAATGGTAATAGCGGTAATGGAGGAGGATCAGGAAATCCAGGTAATGCAGGATCAGCAGGATCAACAGGAAATAGAGGAGCCAACACTAGTTTTAATATAGTAAATCAGACATATGTTGGTAGCGGGGGTTCTGGAGGTTCAGCAGGAAACGCAGGCAATCCTGGAAATGCAGGCAATCCAGGTTATGCTGGAAACGGCGGTTCTGCTGGAAACGGAGGCGCTGGAGGAAACGGAGGCAGCGGAGGATACAGCGTAACAGGAAATGCTGGCGGTGGCGGTAGTGGCATTGGCTTTCCTGGTAATCCAGGCCAACAAGGAGGAAGTATTAATGGAAACTGGGGAGGCGGTGGACACGCAAATGCTGGCGTATCTTGGAATTCTGGTTCTGGCGGCGGAAGTGGCGGTGCTGGTGGACATGCTGGCGCAGGTATATGGTGTTTTCTTTATGGAAATGGACTTAACGCAGGTGGTACTGGCGGTCCAGGCGGTGCTGGCGGTGCTGGTGGGGGAACTTATGGTAATGGAGGTAACGGAGGTTCGCCAGGTAATTCAGGTTCAGGAGGAAATCCAGGAGGAGCTGGTTCTAACGGAAATGCTGGATCTGGAGCAGGTTCAGGAGGAAGCGGAAGCCCTGCATCAACATCTAATTATGGTTCACAAAATATAACATACAGAGTAGCCTACCCATATAGCGTAGCGCCATCTGGTTCAGTAACAATAAGTTGGAGTAGACAATAATGACAGAAGATAATTACAGTTATACGTATCAAGTAACAGGAACTAATATAGAAACTGGAACTTTTGTAGTAGAATATATGCCAGTTAGCACAAATCTAACACCAATCAGCGTTAATTTACAATTAATTCCTTTATATTATACAGATATTGTTGACGCTAACAATGCTCCCATATATACATCTCAAGATGCAATCCCATTTGAATTACACCTAGAAAGCACTATTAATAGATATGCTCCTCTTATTCAATGGAGGAATCAATATATGATGAGCGATAACATTTCTAATATTGAATCAGCAAATGGAGCATTTAATCTTAGCGCAAATACTGTTTCTTATCCAAGCGGATTAACTGTGGTAAGAAATCCTAACGATGTAATATTTTCAACAGCATACAGTATTAAAGTTGTGGAATCTTCTAATTAATTATAAAACAAATTTATGAAATTGAGTACTATTCGTATTGAAGATTCATTCTGTTCTTGGAATGATTTATTTACTGAAGATGAAATTGATGAAATAGTAAAATATTGCGAAGAAGCACCTAGAATAGACGGTCAAATAGGTGCTGGTGCTGGTGAAAAATTAGATATTGATATAAGAAAATCAAAAGTTTCTTTTATTGAAAGAAACGAAGAAAATAATTGGTTTTTTTCTAGAATACAAGCAGCAAGTAATAAGTTAAATTCAAAATTTTTTGGATTTGACATCGAAGTTTTAAATACTATGCAATACACTGTTTATGATGAAGAAGGCAGTCATTATGATTGGCATTGGGATATATACACAGGAAACGCTTTAAATAATTTAGAAGATATTAAACAAAGAAAACTTACATCCGTTTTACAATTAGATAATCCTGATGATTATGAAGAAGGATTTCTTCAATTGAATTCTTGCGGTACAATATCAGAAGTTGATCGTAAAAAAGGATATATGGTTTGTTTTCCGTCTTTTCTTGTGCACAGAGTTACTCCAGTGAAATCTGGAAAAAGAAGAACTTTGGTTGCTTGGTTTAATGGTCCTGATTGGAGATAGTAATGATTGATGAATATTATGGTTATCCTGAAGATTTTATAAGAGCATATCCTAAAGCAGTTAGTAGAGAATTTTGTAGGGGTATGATTGATTATTTTGAATGGTGTAATAAAAACAATAGAACATTCAAAAGAACTGAAGCTACCAAATTGTTCAAGGATGATGAATCTTGTACAGTCCAACCTTTGGACTATTGGGATATTACATTTTCTAATGACAATCTTGGAGGATATGTTCAAGAATTTAATAATTCTTTTTGGAATGAATGTTGGCCTTCGTATATTTCTGAAGTAGATATTCTAAGACAAATAAATAGCTGTACAATTTTTTCATATAAAATACAGAAAACTATACCTTCTGGCGGTTATCATGTATGGCATTTTGAACAGTCAGAAAGACATTCAAGAAGAATTGCTGCATATGTTCTTTATTTAAATGATGTTCCTGAGGGTGGTGAAACGGAATTTCTTTATCAACAAAAGAGAATTCCTCCAAGTGAAGGTACATTAGTTATTTTTCCAGCATCATATACGCATACGCATAGAGGAAATCCACCACTACGTGGAGTCAAATATATTATGACTGGTTGGATTGAATACGGATAAATAGAAACCCTCGAAAGAGGGTTTTTTAATAAATATAAATAATACTATAACTAAAATTAGGATTGTGTAATGGCCGCAGGATATTTAGACCTTTTTATCGACCAAGGACAAGATTTTTCCGCAACAATAACTTTGGATAATATGAATGGTGGAAGTTATAATACAGCAGGATATTTTGCAGAAGGTACAATAAAATCTTCGTATATTTCAGCCAATGCTGCTGCTTATTTCAATACAACCATCGATGCGACTGGTGATTTGACAATATCGCTTGATTATCTGACAACCCAAAATTTATCATATGGCCGATATGTTTATGATGTATTTCTAATCAATCCAGCAAATACCCATTCTAAAGTATTAGAAGGAATTGTTTATTTGAACCCTAGCGCAACGACATTTACCTAATAGGATATTTTTATGGGAATAAATAATAGTATCAGTGTTAGAGTCAATAATCAACAAGATTACAAAGTTAAAACTGTAAATCTACAATCCGTTAGACTCCAAAATTTAGTAGATGTCTCCTCAGTAAATCCTCAAGACGGAGACACCTTGGTATATAATGCTACGACTCAATTATATGAAGCTAAACAGATAAATTTAGACTTCGGAGAATATTAATATACCAATGGCAAATACAGCTCCAATTCAATTTATAAGGTCATTTACGCCAGGTAAAGTACCTGATGCGGCAAATGTAGCAGTTGGCGGTCTTGCTTTAAATCTAGCAGATAGAATAATTTATTCTAAAGATCCAACTGGTAATGTGATTTATTTCATTGATCCAGATGTTAATTCTCTGGCAAACATTGCGAACTCATTATTAGCTGCAGCTAATTCTATTACCCCTGCATATACGCAAGCCAATTCAGCATATGCTCAGGCCAATTTAGCGCTGTCTGTAGGTCAACAAGCATATAATACTGCAAATATAGTTTGGAAAGAAGCTAATTCTGCTTGGATTGAAGCAAACAACGCTTATAATACCGCTAACGCTGCATGGATTCAGGCTAATTCAGCATATAACATAGCAAATTCAATATGGTCTGAAGCAAATAGTGCTTACATACAAGCAAATAACGCATATAATTTAGCGAGTTACACCTATAGTTTTGCCGCTAATGCTTATATATTTGCATCAAGTATAGCTAATAATGCATACAACACTGCTAATTCTGCTTGGTTTACTGCTAACACAGCAAACGCAACTGCTAATATAGCATTAACAAATTCAAAATCAGCATATAACACAGCCAATGCTGGATATAATGTTGCTAATCTAGCTTTTGCTTCTGCTAATTCAGCTTGGAATACTGCTAACGCTGGATATAACGTAGCAAATCTTTCATTCTCGGTTGCCAATGCTGGATTCAATACCGCTAACGCTGGATACAATGTTGCTAATCTAGCTTTTGCTTCTGCTAATTCAGCTTGGAATACTGCTAACACTGCTAATGGTACAGCTAATATTGCACTCAGTACAGCACAAGCTGGATACAACAACGCTAATAATGCATATAATAGGGCTAATACAGCATACGCTCAAGCAAATAGCGCATACACATATGCTTCTAATACTGCAAATAGTGCATTTATTTCAGCTAACTCTGCTTGGAATACAGCTAACGCTGGATATAACGTAGCGAACCTTTCTTTTGCTGTTGCTAATGCTGGATTCAATACGGCTAATGCTGGATATAATGTAGCTAATCTTTCCTATGTTGTAGCAAATTCAGGTTGGAATACAGCTAACGCTGGATACAATGTTGCTAATTTATCGTTTGTTGTCGCTAATTCTGCTTGGAATACTGCAAATACTGCAAACGGTACAGCTAATATTGCTCTAAGTGTTGCTCAATCCGGATACAATACTGCCAATGCTGGTTATAACACTGCAAATGCAGCGTACAACGTAGCTAATTTATCGTTCAACGTAGCAAATAGTGCTTGGAATACTGCTAACGCTTCATACGGAGTTGCTAATCTTTCTTATGTTGTAGCAAATAGTGCATGGAATACAGCTAACGCTGCATATGGAGTTGCTAATTTATCGTTTGTTGTCGCTAATTCTGCTTGGAATACAGCTAACACCGCTAACGGTACAGCTAATATTGCACTTAGCGTTGCTCAATCGGCATATGGACAAGCCAATAATGAACCAAAGGGCACAGCTGCGTATGGCGTAGCTAATCTAGCGTTTGCTTCTGCTAACTCTGCTTGGAATACAGCTAACGCAGGATATAATGTTGCTAATCTATCATTTGTTGTCGCTAATTCTGCTTGGAATACAGCTAACACCGCAAACGGTACAGCTAATATTGCTTTAAGCGTTGCTCAATCAGCATATAATAATTCAAATTCTGCATTTAATACAGCTAATGCTGGATATAATGTTGCTAATTTATCGTTCAACGTAGCTAACAATGCGTACAATACAGCTAATGCTGCTTGGGCTGGCGCAAACGCTTCTTATACATATGCATCAAGTACCGCTAACAATGCGTACAATACAGCTAATGCTGCTTGGAGCACGGCTAATTCTAAATTTAATACTTCTGGCGGAACTATAACTGGTCCAGTTGTCATTAGTTCATCGTTAAATGTTACAGGAAACGTATATTTTGGAGGTAATGTTACTACGATTAATGCTAATAATTTAGCTATCGAAGATAACATGATCTATTTAAACAATGGATCAAACGTTGCTAATCCAGATTTAGGGTTTGCTGGTAATTATAATGACGGCATTTACCATCATGCTGGTTTTTTCAGAAAAGCATCTGATGGAATTTGGAGAGTTTTTGATAGTTATTTACCAGAACCAGATGCGTCCCCGTACATTGACACGAGTAATTCGTCATTCAGGATTGCTGATTTCCAAGCTAATACAGTATACGCAAATACATTAATAATTTCTTCTAATACGTTAATTACCAATTTAAATTCAACGTTATTAGGTAATCAACCAAGAAGTTATTACGAAAATTTATCGATTGCTGCGTACGCTACTGGGAATTCTGCATATAATACCGCAAATGCAGGGTACAACGTTGCTAATCTCTCATTCAACGTAGCTAATTCTGCGTACAATACAGCTAACGCGGGATACAATGTTGCTAACTTATCTTTTGCAGTTGCCAACGCAGCATTTAATACAGCCAATGCAGGGTACAATGTTGCTAATCTTTCTTTCAACGTAGCTAATTCAGCTTGGAACACTGCGAATACAGCGAACGGTACTGCTAATGTTGCATTAAGTGTTGCTCAATCAAGTTACAATACAGCTAACTCTGGTTATAATGTCGCCAACCTATCTTTTAACGTTGCGAATTCAGCTTGGAATACTGCAAATACTGCTAATGGTACTGCTAATATAGCATTAAGCGTTGCTCAATCAAGTTACAATACAGCTAACGCTGGATACAACGTTGCTAATTTAGCATTTAATTCTGCTAATAACGCATATAGTTACGCGTCAAGTACAGCAAACAACGCTTACATCACCGCGAATTCAGCTTGGGATACTGCTAACACTGCTAACGGTACTGCAAATGTAGCATTAAGCGTTGCGCAATCAAGTTATAATACCGCCAATGCAGGTTATAACGTTGCTAATCTTTCGTTTAACGTAGCTAATTCAGCTTGGTTTACTGCGAATACTGCTAACGGTACTGCTAACATAGCATTAACAAATGCATCATCAGCGTACAATACTGCCAACGCCGGATACAATGTTGCTAATCTGTCATTCAATATTGCAAATTCAGCTTGGTTTACTGCGAATACTGCTAACGGAACAGCTAACATTGCGTTGTCTGTTGCTCAGGCAGGATACAATTTAACAAATCTTTCGTTTAACGTAGCTAACTCTGCTTGGAATACTGCTAATACTGCTAACGGCACGGCTAACGTTGCATTAAGCGTTGCGCAATCTGGATACAATACTGCCAACGCAGGATATAATGTAGCCAATCTATCGTTTGTTGTAGCAAATAACGCTTGGTTTACCGCTAACACAGCTAACGGAACAGCTAACATTGCATTAAGCGTTGCTCAAGCAGCATATAATCAAGCTAATACAGGCGGCGGTAATACAGTATATGCTGCCTATAACCAAGCAAATGCGGCATATTTGACTGCTAATACTGCGAACGGTACAGCTAATATTGCATTAAGCGTTGCTCAAGCAGCATATAATCAAGCTAATACAGGCGGTGGTAATACAGTATATGCTGCTTATAATCAAGCAAATATTGCATATTTAACTGCCAACACTAAAGTTTACAATTTCAGACAAAATACTGCTCCAACGTCAGCAAATACTAGTGATACTTGGACAAATATTGATACAGGAGTTATATACGAAAATTGGGGAAATACATCAAATCCTGTTTGGGCAGAATTTGGTCCAACTGGAGTTATGTCTAATTCTGCTCCTGGTATATTTTCCGCAATAAGCATTACGTCTGCAAATGGCATATATTCTAACGGACAGATAATAACAAATTATCTACCTACAACGACAACTGGGGCAGCAATACAAATTACTTCCGCCAATACAAAAGGCGGTACTGGTTATGCGGATTTTTTACAATTTACAAACCTCTCTGGTGGCGTAACCAATCCGAATAAATGGATTCGTTTAGATTCTATTGGAAATTTACAAATTGTTAATAGTGCATATCAATCAACATCATTGTCGTTGTCCGATGGAGGAGATTTAACGCTTGCTGGTAATACAACAGTTAATGGTATAGCTGCTGGATATGCTCCGAATCGTCCTGCATTCCGTATAACAGGTAATGGCGGTTCGATTAGTGCTACTACAACAGTTGCTGGCGGATACATGGTTGTCGATTTTAATCAAGGTAGTTATTTGAATACGACAACAGGTATATTTACTGCTCCAGTTGCTGGTTTATATCAAGTCAATGTTGTGGTTAGAACACAATCAAACGCTAATCCAACGATTAACCAAATTATCATTAGAAAAACTACATCGGGTAATACTGTTACATCAATCATTATGGTTGAATTTGGAGTTAATACTTCGATGAATCACGCTGGCGGTTCTACAATAGTAAAACTGTCGGCTGGAGATACTTTAAAATTTGACGTAACTAGTGGTACAATTAGTTTCGACGGTAATGATAATTGGTCAGTAGCATACATAGGTTAAACGATGTCTATAATTCAATTTCCAAGTAATCCATTTTTATACCAAACATTTACAGTCGGTAGTAAGACTTGGATATGGAACGGGTATGCTTGGGATTTACAAACAGCCAATAATTCAAGTTTAACTACAAACATTACAGCAGCTTGGAATACGGCTAATACTGCAAATGCTACTGCTAACATTGCATTAAGCGTTGCGCAAGCAGCATATAACCAAGCGAATATTGGCGGTGGTGGGGGAAGCAGCACAGCTAATGCAGCATACAGCGTTGCTAATACTGCATATTTAACAGCTAACTCTGCTTGGTTTACTGCGAATACGGCTAATGCTACTGCTAATATAGCTCTATCCGTTTCTCAATCCGCGTATAACAATTCTAATGCGGCATTTAATACAGCCAATGCAGGATACAACGTAGCAAATCTTTCATTCAATGTAGCTAATTCAGCTTGGAACACTGCAAATACAGCGAACGGTACTGCTAATATTGCATTAAGTGTTGCTCAATCTGGATATAATAATTCTAATGCGGCATTTAATACAGCCAATGCAGCGTATAACGTTGCTAATTTAGCGTTTGTTGTAGCAAACTCTGCTTGGTTTACTGCGAATACAGCAAACGCTACTGCTAATATCGCCCTATCCATTTCTCAATCTGCATATAACCAAGGAAACGCTGCATACTCCCAAGCTAATTCTAAAATATATGCATTTTTCCAGAATACGGCTCCAACTTCAGCAAATTCTCATGATTTATGGATAAACAATGATACCGGAAGCGTTTATGAAAATTTCGGAAATACTTCCGCTCCTATATGGGCAGAATTTGGTCCAACAGGCATATCTATCAGTTCAACCACGACTAGAATACAAACTATTTCTGATTCAACTTCTATAACAATTAATACAGATATAACTGATATTGCTATACAAGTAAATACGCAAGCAGCAGGAACTTTGACAATTAATTCTCCAACTGGATCTTTTATCGAAGGACAAAAATTTATATTAAGACTGAAATGTACCAATTCACAAACATTATCTTGGAATCCTATATTTGTTGGATCATCGGACGTGGCTCTTCCATCAACTACAACTGGAAGTTCAAAAACGGATTATCTTGGATTCGTATATAACGCTATAGACAGTAAATGGAACTTATTGGCAAAGAATTTTGGTTATTAATTGGCGGTATTTTTTAGATGAACGAATTACATATTTTAGAAAATGGATGGTATAAAATAGATTTTGAAGCTGGTATTTATCCTTACATATGCAAAGATTCTATAATTTTGCCTCCTGAAAAATACAACCAATTATCAAAAGATGATATTAATGCATTAATATCAGAAAAATATAATATTTGGATTGATTACATTAACAACTTAAATTCTGAAAATTAATTATGACTACTTATTATTGGGTCGGAGGATCAGGAACTTGGGATAATGCCAATACAATTAATTGGTCAACTAGCTCTGGCGGAGCTGGTTCTGCGGGAATACCGACTGGTTCAGATGATGTATTTTTTGACGCTAATTCTAATTCTAGCTCATACATAATAACTCTTGCTTCCAGTACTTTAACGGCAGGAAATTGCAGAAACCTAACTATTTCAGGGCCATCGAGTGGAAACGTAAGTTTCGGTACTTCAGCTTTTGGGTATCTTAATTTAACTGGATCAATGTACATGAGTTCCTCTGGAATATTAGTTGGTAGCGGATATAAACAAATAACACATTCGCCTTATGCTAATTCAACTATAGCAGTTTCTCTCCCATACAATACTCTTTATATAAATTACATATTAAATCCAAATCAATATGAAATAACATTAGCGTCTGCTTTTATGGCTGGAGGAAGTTGGACTATTAATAGTAGTTTAAATACCGCTGGATATGCTATATCCACGTTAGGATTTACTAATACAGGAACCGCGACAAGATCATTAAAATTAGGTTCTAGTATCATATACATGAACGGTAACGCTTTTGCATTAAACGGTACTGGATTGATATTAGATGCTGGGACTTCGACAATAATACAAACATCAACAACGGGATATCCTATAACGTTAACAGGAACATCTGTAAATTTATATAATCTCGTCTATATCGCAAATGCTACTAACTATAATATAACAACAGTAAATCCTGCGACTTTTAATACAATCAGTTTAGGGAGAAGCGACAACTCTACTGTATCTACTAAATGGGCAGGTAGAATAAATGCCAATACGTTAGACTTAGGATCACCTTTAAATCCGTCGTCAAGAATATTTTTCGAAGGATTATATGGAACCCCAGCGACAATAAATGCTAATGTCGTTAATAATTTTTCATATTTGGATTTTTTCAATATTAATGGATCTGGTGGCTTATCGTCAACAGCAAACAGTATTGGTGATTGGGGAGGAAATAGTGGAATAACTTTCGACCCGCCAATGACTCTTTATTGGGCAGGTCCAATTAATGGTGGGACTTTACAAGATAGTAATGTTTGGGCTTCTTTTGATGGCGGTTCTGCAAATTCCGCATTATATCCATTAGCACAACATACGATAAACGTTACAGACACTATATTAAGTAATACTGCTAATTTATATTTAGGAAAAATTGGTACGGTAGTTCCAACTTATAAAAATACTATTGGATCAATTAATACGCTATCTAGATCATTACCATTAACTATTGGAACAGGCGTTTCGACTTATACCACAATTTGGTGTTCTGGTGATATGATATTCGGCCCATCGATATCATATAAAAGCATAGTCGGTTCATCATCCATTGTGTTCTATGGTAATAATAATCAATTTTATTATTATTCGAATACGTCTGGTCCAAACGTATCATTTATTAATGTGGACAAATATTCCGGTAAGTTGACGTTGGGCAGTAATTTAAATTCAACCGCGTCAATTTCTTTCAGTTCAGGAATTATAGATTTAAATGCAAAATCATTAACCACATCATCTTTTAGTGGATATGATTCAGCCAACACATCTAAACCAGTAACTATAATATCAAACGGAGCAAATATAACTGTTACCGGAGCAGGAACTACGATATCGTCACCTTTCGATCTATCGTACACGACTCCTTCTAATTTCAATTTAAACGGTCTTTTAAACGTTAGCGTAGTTAATCCAACTTCTACTCCTACTGGCGTATATACTGGATCGGCTCAATCGGTATCAACTAATGTTAATATAAGGTTTGTAAGCGGATCATACCCGTTAACGTTTACAACTTCCGCTAACAACGTGACATTCTCCGGATTTTCTGGTTCATTAGTTGCTGGCACTAGAACAATTTATGGTTCATTAACGTTGTCACCTAATATGACTGTAGCGCCTACTACGTTAGTGACTACTTTCAGCACTGGTAGTAATACCTTTATAAAAACGTCAAACGTAGCGATGCCAATACCTATAACAATATTTACACAAGGGTCAGGGTCTTTTACAGCGTTGGACAATCTTAATATGGGAACTTCGGCATTTACCATATCTCCTTATGGAACGTTTAACGCAAACAACAACAATATAATTTGCGGTAGCGTTAATGTCCCAGCTGCATGTGCCGCTCCAAAAATAATTACAATGGGAAATGGAACTTGGAATATAACAGGAAATGCTTGGAATATGTTAGGTAGTAACATAACCATATATCCGAATAATTCCACCATCATTTTAAGTAATAATACAATAAGTAAAACGTTTGTTGGCGGGTCTAGCCAAACCTATTACAATTTAGTCATAGGAGGAATTGGAAATACTACAATATCGGGAAATAATACGTTTAATAACATAACAAATACCATAGCTCCTGCTAACGTAATTTTCACTTCCAACACCATACAAACAGTTTCTAATTTCGGATTATCTGGTAATTCTGGGAATTTAATATCAATATATTCAACTTCTCCGAATTACAAATCGACGTTAGTTAAATCTGGCGCAGGAACAATAACAGTAAATTATTTGAACATTTCTTCTAGTAATGCTTACCCAACATTAACTTGGTATGCTAATAATTCATCTAACGTTTCTAATGTAATTGGATGGATTTTTAACGCTAATCCAATCACAATGGTTACGACTGGGAATTTCTTTGCTTTCTTCTGATTATAAATAATAAAAACCACAGAGTATAGTATAAATGGCTATAAATTTCCCACTATCCCCAGCGTTAAATCAACTATATACATATGGGTCAAAAACTTGGTATTGGAATGGTAGCGCATGGAATTTATCCACTATAGATGCTACCCCAATATCCACTACGGCAAATTTAGCATTCGTACAAGCAAATAACGCTTGGTTAGCTGCTAACACCGCTAATGCTACTGCTAACATTGCGTTGTCTGTTGCACAATCAGCATATGGACAAGCGAATTCTGAACCTGCTGGTACTGCTGCATATAGAACAGCTAATGCAGGATACAACGTTGCTAACTTATCGTTCTCTGTCGCTAACTCTGCTTGGTTTACAGCCAATACTGCTAACGGTACAGCTAATATTGCGTTAAGCGTTGCGCAGTCAGCATATAACAATTCAAATTCTGGATACAATACCGCTAACGCAGCGTATAACGTTGCTAACTTGGCATTTGCTTCTGCCAATTCCGCTTGGAACACTGCTAATACTGCTAATACAACAGCTAATATCGCATTGTCTGTTGCCCAATCCGGATACAACACTGCTAATGCAGGATACAACGTTGCTAACTTGGCATTTGCTTCTGCCAATTCCGCTTGGAACACTGCTAACGCAGGATATAATGTAGCGAATCTTTCATTCAATGTAGCTAACTCTGCTTGGAACACTGCCAATACTGCTAATGGAACTGCAAATATAGCATTGAGCGTTGCGCAGTCAGCGTATAATAATTCAAATTCTGGATACAATACAGCTAACGCAGGATACAATGTTGCTAATTTATCATTTGCAGCTGCTAATTCTGCTTGGAACACCGCTAACGCAGCGTATAATGTTGCTAATAACGCTTGGGCTGGAGCTAATGCTGCATATACATACGCTTCTAGTACAGCAAATAATGCTTACAATACAGCTAACTCTGCTTGGAGCACTGCTAATTCCAAATTTAATACTTCTGGCGGTAATATAACTGGACCAGTAACTATTAATTCTACGTTGACTGTAACAGGAAACGTAACTTTCGGCGGTAATGTATTTAATTTAAACGCAAATAATTTAACTATTGAAGATAATATGATTTATCTCAATAGTACATCGAATGTTGCTAATCCCGATCTTGGGTTTGCTGGTAATTATAATGACGGTATTTACCATCATGCTGGTTTTTTCAGAAAAGCATCTGACGGTATTTGGAGAGTTTTTGACAGTTATCTTCCAGAACCTGACGCTTCGCCTTATATCGATACCAGTAATTCTTCGTTTAGAATTGCTGATTTCCAAGCTAACACGGTTTATGCTAACACTTTAATAATTTCTTCTAATACGCTAATAGCAAATTTAAATTCAACATTATTAGGAAATCAGCCAAGAAGTTATTACGAAAATTTATCAATTGCTGCGTATAACACCGCTAATGCTGGCTATAGCGTTGCTAATTCCGCATTTAATACGGCAAATGCTGGATACAATGTAGCTAATTTATCGTTCAGCGTAGCAAATAGTGCATATAATACTGCAAATGCTGGATACAATGTAGCTAATTTATCGTTCAGCGTAGCAAATAGTGCATATAATACAGCTAACGCTGGATACAATGTAGCAAATCTTTCATTCAACGTAGCTAACTCTGCTTGGAACACAGCTAACACCGCTAATGGTACAGCTAACATTGCATTAAGCATTGCTCAATCAGGTTACAATACTGCTAACGCTGGTTATAATGTAGCTAATTTATCGTTCAGCGTAGCAAATAGTGCATATAATACAGCTAACGCTGGATACAATGTTGCGAACAATGCTTGGTTTACTGCCAATACAGCCAATTCCACAGCTAATATAGCATTAAGCGTTTCTCAATCTGGATATAATACAGCTAACGCAGGGTATAATGTAGCAAATCTTTCATTCAATGTAGCTAACTCTGCTTGGAATACTGCTAACACGGCTAATGGTACAGCTAATATAGCATTGTCTGTCGCGCAAGCAGCATACGGACAAGCAAATACAGAACCAACTGGTACAGCCGCATATAAAACCGCTAATGCTGCATATAATGTTGCAAATAGCGCTTGGTTTACTGCTAATACAGCTAATGCAACTGCTAATATTGCGTTGAGCATTGCCCAATCAGGATATAACGCGGCTAATAACGCTTTATCAAACACAGGGAATATCATAACAGTAAATTCCCAATCGATATTATTTGTATCAAACACAACTCCATCTAACGCAATCAATAATGGCGCATTAGTCGTTTCTGGCGGTGTTGGTATTGCTGGTAACGCTTATCATGGCGGTCTTGTATCTGCAAATAATGGATTATATTCAAGTAACAATTTCACTGGTTCATATACAGACGGTATTGTCGTTGATTACGTAACTGGTAATGGTAGAATTTCAGTTGGTACTGCTGACGGCATTACTTTCTATAACGGCGGTGTTGCTAATAACCAATTATTAGCTATTTCATCTAACGGCGTTATGTTTGCCGGACAGATATATTCGTCTAATACGATAACTGCAAACACGTTTACAGGGTCCGGAGCTGGATTAACCGGAACAGCGTCAAATTTAACGGCTAACGTCGCAACGTATGTAACAATATCAAATACAACCAACGGAATATATTATCCGCAGTTGACAAATAATGTATCCGGTAACAACCAAACGTATGCTAATAGTGCATATGTGTTTGATGTTGCTAATAGTTACTTTGGCGTTGGTAATGCTCCTCAAGCGGCATTAGACGTTACTGGAGCTATCCGATCAAATGGTCTTTCCGTAATTTCAATAACTACAAATACAGGAGCTAACGCTACAGTATACGCTGGGGCAGTAATCCAGAATCAAGTATCTGCGAATATTACTGGAGCTGTAGGAGTAGGTGGTTTTTATGGTTCTTCAAATGCGGTTACTGGCTTGTATGTCGCACCCCAAGTAATTACAAGTTATCAAATTAACGGACCATCGAAATTAGTTGGAATATATGTCGCTCCTCATTACGCAAATACTACCGGACAGGGAGCTGCATCAACGTTATATGGTGGTTATTTCGATGCCTCAAAAAATGATGCATTGGATTCTGGAGGCAACTTTAATGTCAATGCGGCGCAATACGGCGTATACAACAATGTTACTACAGGAAGAAATAGAACCAATACTGGTCCTTTATATGGAACATATAATAATATAGCAGCCAGTGGAAATAACGCATCGGGAGTAACTACAGGTACTTTATACGGTACATATAACTCTATATCTAGAACAACTGCAAATACCGGCGTTACCGGAAACGTCTATTCTACTTACAGCACAACAAGTATAAATGCTAATAATGATGTATTGGGTGTTTTTGGAACGTCAAATTTCATAACAATTAAAGCCAATTCTGTACAATCTATTGTTGGGTACGATACCAAAATATCCGTTCAACCGTATGATACCAACTCCAATAACGTCATATCAAACATATATGAAATTTATTCCGAAGGTACTACTATCTCTGGAACGGGGACAACGTATGCTATCGCAAATAATAGATACGGATTGTATTTAGGACCGTTATCTGGAAATAATTCGATATACGTTGCTAACAATTATGGAATTTATTCCTCAGATAGCGCAGCAAATAATTATTTTGCCGGATCAATATATTGTGTGAATACAATAACGTCAAATGCGTTTTCTGGTAACGTATATGCTACTAGCGTAAACGCAAATAAGATTTATGTAAATGGAACGTCATCAGATATTTATGATTTAGATGATATTTCGTATGCAACTGACGGAAGAAAAAATACTTTTGCATTAAAATATAATCAAACAACTGTTTCTGCAAATAGCCCATTTAATTTAATGGTTACTATTAATGGATTAGTACAACCAGCATTTGATTATAAATATGATACATTCTGGTTGGCTAATGTATTGACAGCTTCAAAGGGATATTGCCTAGATAATTCTGGAAATATTAAATTCGCAGATAGCCCACCGCAAGGTTCACAAATATTGATTAGGACCGTTTTTGGAAGTGTACCAGCAAATAAAAAAGTATATCCATTTAAGCCATTGGATATATTAATGGGTTACTAAATAGAAATAAACCGCTTTAAACTTAGGAGTTAATAATGGCGCGTAAGACCATACTTGATACTTATTATACATTTACACCATCGACCCGGACGATTGTGATTCCGCGTGCCGTTCCAAGAGAAAAATTGGTGTTAATTACCGATGTTACGACAAATCAGGTCATTTACAATTTCTCTGATCCAAACTTAACAGCATCATCTTATACAATTGCTCAATCTGCTGATAATACACAGATTTTCACGACAATTGTTCTAAGTTACAATACTGCTTCTTTATCTGCTACAGATAAATTACAGATTGTTATTGACGAATATGATGAAAAGTTTTCGCCATCTGAATCATATCTAGATCCAATCAATAAACTGAGAGTATCAACTCCTCAGTCATTGATTGATACTGACTATGAGTATTCGATTCAGACAACCAAATGGGAACAGCTGTCATTATTAAATAATACTCCATATGCGTATTATGTTACTGCTACTGGTAACTTAAACGTTGGCGGTATTACAGCAACAAACGGTTCTAGAACATACATTGCTACCACAGGAAGCTATCCTGCTCCTGCTAATGGTTCGCCAATTGTAATTCTTGATAGTTTATATTCAGGAGCTGATGGACTTTATATTGTTGATGCTAATAGTATTGTCAATGGCGCAAATACTTTCTCATATACTGGTAAGTTCTTCTATACTGGCGGTAATCCAACGTCTAATATTATCAATACTGGCGTAACTATTGGGTATCAAGGTTATACCTTCAGCAATTCTTCTATTGCTATGACGTCAGCATCTGTTTCTGGTAACGTTGTAACTGTACAGACAGTAAATCCTCATAATTTAGCCATTGGTAATGAAATTGCTTTAACTGGCGCTTCATCTGCGAATGGTTCATGGACGGTATGTACGGTACAATCTGCAAATACTTTCAGTTTCTATGCAAATACATTCTCTACTGGCGCATTAACGTTAACAAACGCTAATCTATACGTTAGACCACAGGGTTTAGCTGTTCATAGACCATTTGACGGTGGCGTTCGTTTCTCAACTAATGCTTCTAGTCATAATCAACAGTATATTCGTCAGACTCGTAGATATTTCCGTTACCAATCAGGTAAAGGTATTCAGATGTCTACTGGTACTATCTTAAAACCTCAATTAAATCTTGATGGTATTACGTATAATGCCACGACAAATCTTGTTACTGTTGTAACTAAAGACCCCCATAATATCAATTACCCAACAAATATTGCTATTTCTGGTGCAAATGAATCTGGATTTAATGGAACGTTTACTGTTCAGAACGTTATTAACCCTTATTCATTTACATACACCCCTACGACAACTCCTGGTAATACAACCGCATCTGGTCAGATTTACGGTTCAGTAGTATCTTGGTCTGGAGCAGAAAATCGTATTGGTATTTTCGATTCTCAGAATGGTCTTTTCTGGAAATTTGACGGAACAACTTTATCGGCTGTAAGACGTAGTTCAACTTATCAGATTTCTGGACAGGTTACAGTAACTCCAGGTTCTGCGATTGTAAACGCAGCTTCTGGATATCCTACAACTTTCAATAAGCAATTATTGGTTAATGATTTCATCGTAATCAAGGGTATGTCTTATCGCGTAACAAATATCATGTCTGATACGCAGCTGACAATTTCTCCTGCTTATCGCGGATTAACTACGCAAACCAATGCAGTTGTCAGTAGAACAGTTGATACAGTAATTCCATCAACTTCTTTCAATATTGATCGTTTGGATGGCACTGGTCCTTCTGGATATACTATTGACTTGTCCAAAATGCAAATGTTCTATATCGATTACTCTTGGTATGGTGCAGGGTTCATTCGTTGGGGCGTAAGAGGTCCAGACGGTAACGTAATTTATTGCCATAAGTTAATTAACAACAACGTTAATTACATGGCTTATATGCGTTCTGGTAACTTACCTGGCCGTTATGAAACTCATACATTTGCTAAGACCACTTATATGGTTGGTGGCGCATCTGGTCCAGCTACTAACTTCTTATCGACAGATGGAACGATATACGTTGCGAATACGTCCGGTTTCCCCTCATCTGGTACTATCTGGGTCAGGAATATGGCTAATAGTGAGTATATTACATATAATTCTACAACGTCAAATACTTTCAGCGGATTGACTAGAGGACAACCCGGATTAACTACAACAGGTAATTTGGTATACGGTAACAATTATGTCACAGGTCTTGCGTCTACTACTGGCGTACAAGTTAATCAGTATGTATTCGGTGCTGGTATTCCTAACCAAGCGTTCGTAACTTCTATTCCTAATAGTAGCACTGTTGTATTATCACAAGCATCTATTGGCGTTGGAACAGGTAATACAATTTACTTTGCTCCTATGGGTAATACTGCTCAGACATTTATTTACTCAGCAACTGCTCAAACTGCGATTGAATTACATTCACCAATGTTTGCGCCAGAAGTTAATCACTGGGGTACATCTGCTATCATGGATGGCGGTTTCACTAACGATAAATCGTTCATCTTCACCAAAGGTATGACTTCTACTATTTCTGTACCGCAAGGATCGTCTCAGGCTGTCATGAGTTTCAGAATTGCTCCTTCTGCCAGTAACGGTATTCCCGCTTCTGGTCCGGGTATTCGCGAAATCATTAATCGTATGCAGATGTTACCGTTCGAAACAGACATGTATTCAAATGGTTCGTTCTTGATTACTTGTACTTTGAATGGAACAACGTCAAATACAGCAGAAAACTGGACTAACGTTGGTGGATCAAGTTTATCACAATACATTTTCCATGCTCCTGGTACAACAGTATCTGGCGGCGAAGCTGTATTCGGATTCTACTTGAACGTTAATCAGGGTACATATTCTACAACCCAGCAGGATTTAACTCAGTTACTTGCATTAGGTTCTAGTATTCTTGGCGGTGGTACTGCAAATGCGGCAGTTGGTATCTATCCTAATGGTCCTGACGTAATCACTTTCCAAGCTCAGAACATTGATACTGCGGCAAGAGCAATTCAAGCACGTTATTCTTGGAACGAAGCACAGGCATAAACTAAATGCTAACATTAACTAAGTTACCAGTAGTAACATCCCTTAACGAAGCATCGACATTCTATATGTCGATGCAACCTTCGGGGATACAATCAACAAATGATATCTACTCAAATCAAAATGTATATTATTATGCAAATAATGGTGTAGGGACTTTTAATGTTAATGGAACTATAAACGCTTCTTCTGTATTGGTTAATGGTGCACCATTAACCGCTTCTGGAGGAAGCAGCGGTCCAACAGTCACTGTCACAGCAACTAATGGATTATATTCTATTGGTAATTTCACTGGATCGTATACGGACGGTATAGTTGTTGATTACGTAACTGGTAATGGCAGAATTTCAGTTGGCCCAGCTGATGGATTGACAATTTATAATGGCGGCGTTGCTAATACTGCATTAGTTACAATTACAAATACTGGTAATTTTAGTATAGGAACAGCAAGTAATACGTACGCGTTGAATGTTGGCGGTACAGCAAACGTTGGAGCATTATTAATTAATGGAGCACCTCTTTCGGTAGGCGCTACGATTACTGATGATACGTCAACTAATGCAACCAGATATATTATGTTAGGTTCTGCAACTTCTGGTACATATTCAGCTGCAAATACTTCATCTTCTAAATTGTATTTTAATCCAAGTACAGGTACAACATATTCAACTGTTTTTCAATCATTATCTGATGAAACGCAGAAGACAAATGTTGAACCTATTGTTAATGCAACCGATACTCTTAAACAGATTATTGGATATGAATTCGATTGGAAAGATAACGGTTTAAAATCTGCTGGCGTTATTGCTCAGCAATTAGAGAAGATATTACCTTGGTTAGTCTCTGAAACTGATGGAATTAAAAGCGTCAACTATGCAGGTTTACTTGCGTATCTCATACAATCTAATAAGGAATTAGCAGATAGAATAGAGAAGTTGGAGAGTAAGTAATGGCTACTGGTAATCCTAGTAATTATTGGAAAGATGATCCAATATTTGGAAGTATTGATCTAGATGATGAATATATTACCGACCAATGGTTAGTTGATCAGTTTGTTGGGAATAATTTATTTACTTGGGGAAACGACAACCTTGGTCAACTAGGTAATGGAGTGCCCTCAGTAACCGCTTTATCGTATTCGTCTCCAATTCAAGTAGGATCATTAACTAATTGGAAACAAGTTGCTGCGGGGGATTCACATACATCAGCAATTAAAACTGATGGTACATTATGGACATGGGGATGGAATAATTTTGGACAATTAGGTAATGGAACAACAGTATATTATTCATCTCCCATTCAAGTTGGATCATTAACCAATTGGAAACAAGTTTCCGCCGGATATATTATTACATCAGCAATCAAAACAGATGGAACATTATGGACATGGGGATTGAATCAATATGGTGAATTAGGTAATGGAACAGCAACGCCTTATTCATCTCCGATTCAAGTAGGTTCTTTGACTAATTGGAAACAGGTATCTTGTGGAGCAAGTACAATAGCAGCAATCAAGACCGATGGAACATTGTGGACATGGGGATGGTCTAATAATGGAGGACTGGGTAACGGAACAGCATCAGCATCGTTAAATTATTCCTCGCCACTCCAAATCGGAGCACTAACTAATTGGAAGCAAGTTAGTGCAGGAAACGCACAAACTGCAGCAATCAAAACTGACGGTACTTTATGGGTGTGGGGAAGTAATAATGGAGGACAATTAGGTAATCAGAATATAATAAATTATTCCTCGCCAATCCAAGTAGGATCTTTGAATAATTGGAAACAGGTCAGTGTTAATGGTTCTGCTACGGCAGCTATTAAAACTGATGGTACTTTATGGACATGTGGTTATAACATTCAGATAAGCACACCAATAGGAATATTAGGTAATGGAACAGGAGTATCCTATTCATCCCCGATTCAAGTAGGATCTTTGACTAATTGGAAAATCGTTGTATTTTCCGGTTCACAGGGCACCGCTGGAGCAATTAAAACCGATGGTACTTTATGGACATGGGGAATTAATGCATCTGGTCAATTAGGTAATGGAACCAATTTAAGATATTCTTCTCCGATTCAAGTAGGTACATTAACTAATTGGAAACAAGTTTCCGGCGGGAACCTTGGAATCCATCTAGCAGCAATCACATTCGCAGATATAACATAAGGAAAAATAATGGCACAGTATCTTTTAGTACAAAATAAACAAATAGTACACCTTGGACCATTTAATTGGAAACAACGTTATATCCAATCAGAATTTGATGACTTACATGACCAAGGAGAAATCTCATTTCAATACCAAGTTCCACCAGTAGACAATGGTTATATTGATGTTGGTGAAGGGTTTGAAATCTTTCCTCTTACTGCTATTATTTCTCCAGAGATCAATCCTAATTTCGATCAACCTATTGGTCCATTCTATACCTATGATAATAATGAAGCAACTGCAACTTATGAGAAGACTGATAGAAATGTTATTGATATAAAAAATACTGTAAAAACTGTTGCTGCTTCATTGAGATATACCAAAGAGAATTCTGGAACTAAAGCAATAGTTCAAGGCATAGAAGTTAGTGTAGATACTTCCAGAGAAGGTAGAGCAATCTTTGTTCAAGCATATACCACAATGTCCGATTCAGATGTTATTGGATGGAAATTCCCAGAATGTTGGTTGAATTTAACCAAATCCGATTTGGGCATTTGCGTTAATGCTGGAGTTACTCATGTACAATCACAATTCGCATGGGAACAAGATATTGATACTCAGACAAATAATGCACAAACAGTTGACGAATTAAAAACCATTTATACCAGTATGTTTCCTGTTAAAGAGGAATAATCAATGCCTAGTAATTTTGGACCATATCAACCATATACTGGATTTAATACCGCATATCAGACTAATACTTTATGGACATGTGGATATAACAGTTCTGGTCAATTAGGTAATGGAAATATTGTAAACTATTCTTCGCCAATTCAGGTTGGAGCATTAACTAATTGGACTCAAGTCGTTGGAGGACTACTCCAGACAGCAGCAATTAAAACTGACGGTACTTTATGGACATGGGGAAATAATAGTTATGGAGCATTAGGTAATGGAACGGTAAATATAAATTATTCATCACCAATCCAAGTAGGCGCTTTAACCAATTGGAAACAGGTTGCTGTAGGAGATTATGCTACAGCAGCAATTAAAACAGATGGCACTTTATGGACATGGGGACAGAATAATTTCGGACAATTGGGTAATGGAACGGTAAATATAAATTATTCTTCACCAATTCAAGTAGGCACATTAACCAATTGGAAACAAGTTGCTTTCGGAGATTATCATGTATCAGCAATTAAAACAGACGGCACTTTATGGACATGCGGATATAATACTTATGGTCAATTAGGTAATGGAACAGGAGTATATTATTCCTCTCCGATTCAAATAGGATCATTAACCAATTGGAAACAAGTCGGTTGCGGGTATGGCCACACCGCATCTATTAAAACCGATGGTACGTTATGGACATGGGGAAGTAATGGTAGTGGTCAATTAGGAACAATTTCGGTTTCATTTAACACTAATAACTCATATTCTCCAGTATTGGTTGCAGGAGGGAATACTTGGGCAACAACAGACCCAGCTTCGAAAATAAACGTAACCTCAACTTCATTTAGACAATCATATTTCATAGGAAATAACGGTACTTTATGGTCATGTGGATATAATAGGTACGCGCAATTAGGTAATGGAACAACAACTAATTATTCTTCACCTATTCAAGTAGGAACATTAACTAATTGGAGTCAAATTTCCGGACAATATCACACAGCAGCAATTAAAACCGATGGTACGTTATGGACATGGGGGGATAATATCGCCGGAGAATTAGGTAATGGAACAACAGCAGGGTATTCCTCTCCAATCCAAGTAGGAGCATTAACCAATTGGAAACAAGTTGCTTGTGGATTTTATTATACGACAGCAATTAAAACCGATGGAACTTTATGGACATTAGGTTATGGCGGTTATGGTTCATTAGGAAATGGAACAACAGCATGGTATTCCTCACCAATTCAAGTAGGATCATTAACTAATTGGAAACAAGTTGCTTGCGGGTATGGCCACACAACAGCTATTAAAACCGATGGTACGTTATGGACATGTGGATATAATAATAATGGCCAATTAGGTAATGTAACAACAGCAGGGTATTCCTCTCCAATTCAAGTTGGTGCATTAACAAATTGGTCTCAGGTTGCTGCTGGATATTATCACACAGCAGCAATTAAAACCGATGGTACTTTATGGACATGGGGAAATAATAGTTATGGAGCATTAGGTAATGGAACCAATATTAATTATTCTTCCCCAATCCAAGTAGGCGCTTTAACCAATTGGAAACAAGTTGCTTGTGGACAATACCAAATAGCAGCAATTAAAACCGATGGTACTTTATGGATGTGCGGATACAATACGGGTAATGGAACCAATATTAATTATTCTTCTCCAATACAAGTAGGCGCTTTAACCAATTGGAAACAAGTTGCTTGTGGACAATGGCATACTTATGCTGTTTATGGGGATGGAACGGTATGGTCATGGGGCGATAATTCATATGGAGGGCTAGGCGCAGCGACATTAGGTAACAACAACACAAGTTCTCCAACCCAAGTAGGTACATTAACCAATTGGACTCAAGTTGCTTGTAGAGGATATCACACAACAGCAGTCAAAACAGATGGTACTTTATGGGCTTGTGGAAATAATAATTATGGCCAATTAGGTAATGGAACAACAACATTATATTCTTCTCCAATACAAGTAGGCGCTTTAACTAATTGGATTCAGGTAGCAACAAATCAATACCTCACTTCGGCAATTAAAACTGATGGTACTTTATGGAGATGGGGAGGAAATTTATGGGGAGACTTAGGTAATCAGACAACTATAAATTATTCCTCACCAATCCAAGTAGGATCATTAACTAATTGGACTCAAGTTACCAATGTTGCAGCAATTCAAACTACCAATTACAACCAAGATTTGGGTCAAAGATATACCACTAAATCATATTTACTTGATGTTTATCCTAATATTGCAAGTCAGATAGGCAATAGAACAAGTCCGGGATTGTTTACGTGGGGAAATGATGCGTATGGACAATTAGGTAACGGAACAACCGTATCTTATTCATCACCTATTCAAGTAGGATCATTAACCAATTGGAAACAAGTTGGGTGCGGCAGAACAAACTTTATATATTTTACCGCAGCAATTAAAACTGATGGTACTTTATGGACTTGTGGATATAACAGTAAAGGACAATTAGGTAATGGAACATCGATAAAATACTCTTCCCCAGTTCAAGTAGGAGCATTAACCAATTGGAAACAAGTTGATTGTGGACCATCTGTCGCAGCAATTAAAACTGATGGTACTCTATGGACATGGGGACAGAATACAAATGGAGCAATAGGAAATGGTTCAAACAATGTTGCATATTCCTCACCAATTCAAGTAGGAGCACTAACCAATTGGAAACAGGTGACTTGTGGCCAAGGCTATACAGCAGCAATCAAAACCGATGGTACTTTATGGACTTGGGGAAATAATCAATTTGGTACATTAGGAAATGCAACAACTGTATCTTATTCTTCACCAATTCAAGTAGGATCATTAACCAATTGGAAACAGGTTTCGGCTGGACAACATATAGCAGCAGTTAAAACTGATGGTACTCTATGGACTTGTGGATATAACGGTAAAGGACAATTAGGTAATGGAACAACAATAAATTACTCTTCTCCAATCCAAGTAGGAGCATTAACAAATTGGAGTCAAGTTGCTTGTGGATATAGACATACATTATCAATTAAGACCGATGGCACTTTATGGACATGGGGGAATAATGCCGCAGGAGGGTTAGGTAATGGAAAAACTACCGATTACTCCTCGCCAATCCAAATAGGTTCATTAACGAATTGGAAAAGGGTTTCTGGAGGAATATATCATTCATTATCAATCAAAACCGATGGTACTTTATGGACATGGGGCGACAATTCACAAGGACAATTGGGCAATTCGTCAATAACGCAATCCAATTCACCTATACAGATAGGAACTCTAACTACATGGAAACAAGTTGCTTGCGGATATAGATTCTCATCAGCAATTTCAGACGGATACATTTAAAAACATGAAAAACATTATAATTTGCGACTCTTTTTATTCTGATATTGATTCTTTATATAATATCATTTCTACAATGGAATTTGAACAGAATTTATATGGAGAAGAAATCAAAGACTTCTCATATATTCCAGAACCATTAACTAATATGTTCAAATCCATTCTACTTGAACCTGTAGAAATTCAACCCAATTCTGGAGTATTCAGAAAACCAAATTCTGGTGTTCTATTTGAGAATTTCTACCAACACGCATTATGGAAATGTATTGTAGCTCTTGAAGATACCACATTACATATTCATGAACAGGAAAATGTTAAGACTTTCTTTAACGTAGAGAATGTTGAAGATTTTGTATTGAATAATTCATTTGATAAATCTAAATGGACTACGGTTAATTCGATAAATATTAAGAAAAATGACTTTGTTTTCATAAGACCTTGGTTTTGGCATTCTATGGAAGAAAATAAGTTAATACAAGTATTTCTATTAAATCAGGAAATTAAGGAAGAATAATGGCATCTCCATCTGGTTATAAGTTTCCAATATTACAATCCGCTTTGTTTGGTACAAATTCTGCGGTGTTTAGTAATAGTGATCTTAATTTCCCAGGAACCTATTTTCATTTAACGGGACAGCCTCAGTTTACAATTGAATGTTTTATAAACTTTACAGGATATCCTTCTTCTTACGGTAATGGTTATGCGGCTTGTATATTTTCGACAGAAAGTATATCTGGCGGAGCTGGACTTTATCTCGGAACATTAGGCACTGCATCTTCGTATACTGGAATGCAACTGTATTTGAATAATGGAACTATTAATCTTAATATGACGTATGCGTTTGCGATTAATACTTGGTATCATATTGCATTAGTAAGAGATGTCGGAGGCGTATTTAATTTTTATGTAAATGGTGTTAGTATAGGAACAACAACCAACACAACAACATGGACAGACAATTCACCATATTGGATAGGCCAAAACGCAAATAATGGTGGATCTCATGATTATATGGTCGGATACATCAGTAATTTTAGAATAACAACAACTGCTGTATATACCAGTACATTCTCCCCGCCTGTCGCTCCGTTAACAGCAATAGCAGGAACTCAAATATTAACTTGCCAAGATACAACTGCTATAGATCGAGGACCGAATAATATAACAATAACAAATGATGGTACAACATTTTCGGCAGTAACTGTCGCATCACCGACTTTTGTAGCATCATCAACTATCGTTGATATGGCAGATATGTTTGTTCGTAAGGAATTGTTTTTAAATGCTGGCTTATGGGAATGGGGATATAATGGATATGGTCAATTAGGTAATGGAACAACAATAAATTACTCTTCTCCAATCCAAGTAGGAGCATTAACAAATTGGAAACAAGTAGCAGCTGGACAAGGTCACACAGCATCTATTAAAACTGATGGTACTTTATGGACATGTGGATATAACGGAAATGGTCAATTAGGTAATGGAACAGGAGTATATTATTCCTCTCCGATTCAAGTAGGTTCATTAACCAATTGGAGACAAGTGGCATGTGGATATTCACAGACAGCAGCAATCAAAACTGATGGTACTTTATGGACGTGGGGATATAATAATCTAGGACAATTAGGTAATGGAAACACCACCAATTATTCCTCACCAATCCAAGTAGGCGCTTTAACCAATTGGAAACAGGTTGCTGTAGGAGATTATGCTACAGCAGCAATTAAAACTGATGGTACTTTATGGACATGGGGATGGAATAATTATGGACAATTGGGTAATGGAACAGTAAATATAAATTATTCCTCACCAATCCAAGTAGGCACATTAACCAATTGGAAACAAGTAGCATCTGGACAATATCACACAGTAGCAATTAAAACTGATGGCACCCTATGGGGATGTGGATATAATTCTTATGGTCAATTAGCTTACACATCTGTGAATTTTGGAAATTTATATCAATCTTCGCCTGTACAGGTAGCGGGAGGAAACGTTTGGTCAACAGTTGATCCAAATACACAATTATTAACCATTGGTGGCGGTTACCATAAGGCAGCAATTCAATCCAATGGTACTTTATGGACGTGTGGTTATAATAGTGCCGGACAATTAGGTAATGGAACATCATTAATAAATTATTCCTCACCAATCCAAGTAGGATCATTAACTAATTGGAAACAAGTTGCATGTGGATATTTACATACAGCAGCAATCAAAACTGATGGTACATTATGGGCTTGGGGATGGAATACTTTTGGTCAATTAGGTAATGGAACAAACGGAAATAATTACTCTTCTCCAATCCAAGTAGGTGCATTAACCAATTGGAAACAAGTAGCATGTGGATATTTACAGACAGCAGCAATCAAAACTGATGGTACTTTATGGACATGTGGATATAATGCTAATGGTCAACTAGGTAATGGAAACACCACCAATTATTCCTCACCAATCCAAGTAGGATCACTAACTAATTGGAAACAGGTTGCTGGAGGATTAAGTCATACAGCAGCAATTAAGACTGATGGTACATTATGGGCATGTGGATATAATGGCCAAGGGCAATTAGGTAATGGAACAACAACACCATATTCCTCACCAATCCAAGTTGGTGCATTAACAAACTGGAAACAAGTAGCATCTGGACAATATCACACAGTAGCAATTAAAACTGATGGCACCCTATGGGGATGTGGATATAATTATGATGGTCAATTGGGTAATGGAACTGTAACTAATTATTCCTCACCAATCCAAGTAGGAACATTAACCAATTGGAAACAAGTAGCAGCTGGACAAGGTTGCACAGTAGCAGTTAAAACTGATGGCACCCTATGGGCTTGGGGCGGAAACTACGACGGACAATTGGGTAATGGAACTGTAACTAATTATTCCTCGCCAATTCAAGTAGGATCGTTAACTAATTGGACACAAGTTGCTTCTTGCGGCGGCCATGCAGGTACGACAATTGTTGCTTATAACAATACGGGAAATTTATGGTCGTGGGGAAGTAATATTTATGGGCAATTGGGCGCAGCGGTATTAGGAAATTATAATCAATCTTCTCCAATCCAAGTGGGTACATTAACAAATTGGAAACAGGTTGCTGGTCGATCAAATAATACAGCAGCAATCAAAACTGATGGTACATTATGGACATGGGGATTTAATCCAAATGGTCAATTGGGTAATGGAACAGTAAATATAAATTATTCCTCTCCAATTCAAGTAGGATCATTAACCAATTGGAAACAGGTTGCTAGTGGACAAGCGTATATAGCAGCAATTAAGACTGATGGTACATTATGGGCTTGGGGATATAATGGCCAAGGGCAATTAGGTAATGGAACAACAACACCATATTCCTCACCAATCCAAGTTGGTGCATTAACAAACTGGAAACAAGTCGTTGCAATCAATCATACCTTAGCAATATCCTCACCAGACCTTCCATAAAACAAGACTATATACTATTGTTATGAACATATTATTAGGAGTTTGCAATGAAAAAATATCATTTTATCGGTGGTCTTCCTAGAAGCGGGACCACCCTTCTTTCTACTATCCTCAAACAAAATCCAAAGTTTGAGGCTTCAATTTCTGGTCCTTTAGCCAGATTCACCAGAGCAATTATTCAAGAATCCTCTTCTCAAGGCGGATATCGTTTTGAATGTCCTCCAGAAAAACGTAAGAATCTTATCAACGGATTGTTTGAAAATTATTATGATGATCCAACAAAAGAAGTTGCGTTTAACACCAACAGAGGTTGGGGATTATTACTCCCAACCGTCAAAGATTTATATCCTGACTCAAAGTTGATTCTTTGCGTTCGTGATATTTCTCAAATTTTAAATTCATTTGAGTGGTTATTAAGAAAACAACCTTATGTTTTTTCTTCCATGTTTTCTCCGGAAGAAAATACCAACGTTTATACTCGTTGCGAAACATTGATGAATCCAGGAAGAACTCTAGGATTTGCTTATAATGCAGTAAAACAGGCAATTACATCAGAACACAAATCATCTATTATGATTATCGAATACGATAAACTAGCCAAGAATCCAGAATTTATGATGAAAACTCTGTATAACTTTATTGGCGAACCATATTTTGAACATGATTTTAATAGCGTAGAAGCATCTTACACCGATTTTGATGAAGACGTTCAAATTGAAAATTTACATACTACCAGAAAAAAAGTAGAATTCAAACCGCAAGAAATGATTATTCCTCCAGATATTCTTCAAATGGTGAAAAATATGGAAGTTTGGCGTTAATATGAATTCTTTTTACATTTATGCTTATCTGAGAAAAGACGGAACACCATATTATATAGGAAAAGGAAAAGATAATAGAATCAAAAAACGACACAGAATTTCTATACCTAAAGATGACAATAAAATAGTGATAATGGAAAATAATTTAACAGAACTTGGAGCATTCGCATTAGAAAGAAGATACATTCGTTGGTACGGAAGAAAAGATAATGGTACAGGAATATTAAGAAACCTTACTGATGGAGGAGAAGGTACTATTAATATATCCGAAAAGACAAAAATTAAAATATCTTTATCCAAAAAAGGCATGGTTGCTTGTAAAGACGAATTCGGTAATAATTTTTTAATTTCAAAAGAAGAATTTGATTCAAATGAAAAATTAATAGGAATAACTAAAAACGAGAAAAAAACGGAATCATCTAAAACAAAATTATCAGAAGTTCGTAAAAATTTAGTTTCTTGTAAAGATATTGATGGTAATATTTTCGTAATACCAAAAGAAGAATTTGATTCAAACCCAAACTTGGTAGGAATAAACAAAGGAATTAAATTTTCAAAAGAAAGTAATTTAAAAAAATCAATAGCATCAAAAGGAATACCTAAAGGAAAACAAAAAATAGTAACTTGCGACAAATGCGGAAAATCTGGAGGAATTTCAAACATGAAAAGACACCATTTTGAGAATTGTAAATCATGATTTATAATATAACTAAATCCACATTTGGTACCATGGGTACTAGGTGTGGAGATTTGATTGCTATCTGTAATATTATTGAGTATTTGAGAAAAACAAAAAATCCAAATATTCAATTTTATATTCCAAAATCTGTATTAAACCAAGACGATTATATCCATAAGTTTTATGATTATCTTTGTGAAATTACAGACTACTTTTCCAAAGAAGAAGGGTACTTAGAATTACCTTTCTTTAATGTTTCTGTTTGGGATTTCAGATCAATTATTGGTGATCATGTAGTTATTAAAAATCCAATGGATAATATAGATTATAAGGTCGTTGTATTCCCATTGTATGATGCGGAATACAATAACCAAAGGAACTGGTCTATTGAATGTCTCAATGATATTCTAAATGAGTGCAGAGAAAAATATCCAAATCATCGAAAAATACTTTGTGCAAAAGAACAACCGCCTGAAGGACTGTTTAATTATGATAGGTTTGAAATATCAACAGATTTCATATCAAATATAAATCATATAACAACTGCAGAAGTATTTTACGGAGGAGATACAGGGGTATCTCATTTTGCTTCGGTTCTAGACAAGGGTCCAGAATTGAATTATATATATTCAAACAGGTGCTTGATACACACGATACCTTTTTATTGCTTAAGTAAAGGAAAAGGTAATTTAAAAACATTTTGGTTAGATTTTATGGGTAATGCGACATGGGACTTAAAATAAATTTAGGCGGCGGTTTAAAGAAATTTGAAGGATTTCTTAGTTTAGATTATGATGAGCTAGTGAATCCTGATTATGTTGTCAATTTAGATGATGTTAATATTCGTCTACCATTTGACGATAATACAGTAGAAGAAATTAAAGCGCATCATATTTTTGAACACATTGGTGATGGATTCATCCCATTAATGAAAGAATTATATCGCGTTGCAGAACATGGTTGTATTCTTGACACCATTGTTCCCCATCATTTCCACGAAGTATATTATGGCGATCCAACGCATAAACGACCAATCACTGTAAATGGTATGTTGATGTTTGGAAAGAAATTCAATAGAGATCACATCGCAACGATCAATTCAAGTTCCGGTATGGGATTACAGTTTGATATTGACTTTGATATGATTCATTATGAATTTGAATATGATCAATTCTATGTTCCTATGTTGGAAGATTTCTTTAAGAGAAAAGACGAAGGTAATGTTACCCCAGAAGAAGATTTCTCTATTCAGAGATTACTCAGAGAAGCAACAAATGTTTGTATGAATACAAAAATGAAAATGGTTGCGATTAAAGAATAATGTCTCACAAACAACAAAGAGAATTTATAGAAAGAGTCAGAGGTAATTTTAGTTTCTATTTTGGCGGTAAGAAAGTTCTTGAGGTTGGTAGTCTTATAATTAATGGTACTATTAGAGATTTCTTTATACAATGCCAATATACTGGAATTGACGTTGGCGAAGGTTGGGGAGTCGATATTGTTTGTCAAGGACAAGATTATTCAGAACCTGATAATACTTTTGACGTTACTTGTTCTGGAGAGTGTTTTGAACATAATCCTTATTGGTTAGAAACATTTCAAAATATGATCAGAATGACCAAAAGCGGAGGTTTAATATTCTTCACTTGCGCCACAACAGGAAGAGAAGAACACGGAACTGCAAGAAATCTCCCAGAAGATTCTTCTTTAACAATAGGTCTAGGTTGGGATTATTATAAAAATTTAACTGAACAAGATTTTAGAGACAACTTGGATTTCGATGATTTATTCAGTTATTACGGATTTGAAGTAAATGATGAAGCTCATGATTTATATTTTTGGGGGATTAAGAGATAATGGACCAGAATGATACTTATGGTGAAAACGATCCTTTAGTATTTGTTTGTAAACAATTAATCAAAGGACAACGCGAAGATTTAGCAGAACAAGTAATTGACGCTTTTGCTCCTGTAGCAACACACATTGAATCGGTCAATTGTATTGCCAAGTTATATTATGACGTAAGAAATTATGATAAAGCAGAATCGTATACTTTAAAAACATTAGATATGTGTGAATCAAACGAACAGAAATATAATGTTCGCGCAAATCTAGGTAAGATGTATAACAACTTTAACGAACCTGTTAAGTCCCTTTTCTATTCTAAACAGAATCTAGCGGTAACTCCAAATAATCCAGATACTTTATTGGAAATGGTGTTCTCGTATTTTCTAAACGGACAAAAAGAACCTGCAGAAAAGATTCTAAGAGAATTAAAAGAAAGAGAACATGAACTAGCAGAAAGACACAGAAATATAGTGAATTTCAATCTTGGCACTTACGACATGGAGGCTGGACATTTCCTAAAAGGACTGGGCGGTTTCTTAATCAACGTTAAAAAGTTAGACCTATGGTTCAACAACGCAGAAATTCCTTTAAAGTATTGGGATGGCGGATTATATCCCGGTAGAACTCTGGTCTTTTATATGTCTGGCGGAGGGTTTGGCGATTCGTTTATTGCTATTTCATATTGGAATAAATTGAAAGCAGCAGGATTTAATCCAGTTTATTGTAATGCGAATCAAGATATTGTAGACATTTTCAATCGTTGCGGATATAGGTCGGTTACAGATTGGAAAGACGTACAAGACGAAGATCCATTATGGTGCTTTGCGTTTGAAGTTCCGCTATATCTTAATATGAAACCCGAACAGATGTTGACAGAGAATTATCTCTGGGCGTCTGACGAAGCAAGAGAAAAATGGTCTTGGTTAAAAGAACGTAAGAAACTTAAAGTTGGCGTAAGGTTTATTGGTAACAAAAGAAATAATCAATTACTTTATAGACACATTGAACTGGATAATATGATGAATTTCCTTCATCAGACTTTTGAGGGACAAGACGTAGAATATTATTCGTTACAGAAAGGAGATGGCGAAGAAGAAGCAAGAACCTGTTCTGAACTTATTGACGTTGCGGATCAAATCAATTCGTTTGATGATACGTTAGCATTGATTGAAAATCTTGATATTGTTATCTCTACATGTACTTCTGTAGTCCATTTAGCAGGTGCTGTTGGGACAAAGACCGTTGTGTTCGTACCTATTGCCGCATATTTCACATATCTAACTCCAACGCTAGAGGGAAGACCTCCTCATACAAGTCCTTGGTATGGCGATAACTTTAGATTCTTTAGACAAGCAAAACCTAAAGTTTGGGACGAACCAATGTTAGAAGCTAAAGAATTTATACGATCAGAATTTCTATGATAAATGATTTTTATACTTTTATAATAACTTCGTGTATTAATGCTCCGAAAATGGACGCAATTAATGTTTTTGATTCTGATAATAGATTTCAAGAAACTTTAAAGACTATCGAATCCATAAAAAATAAAGTTCCGAATTCTAAAATCATCCTTATTGATAATTCATCAATTCCGTTGAAAAAAGATTGGGCAGAAACTATAGAAAAAGAAGTTGATATTTTTAGAACAGTTGATCATAATATTTTCACATTATTCGTAAATGATATTGGTTCTAAAGGATTAGGAGAAGCATATTTGATGCATGAAGCGTTGAATATTATTGACGAATGTGATTTACTTGGAAAAAGAGTATTTAAAATAACTGGAAGATATTTCCTTGCAGATACTTTCGATATTGGATATTATGATAACCCAGAATTAATTGGTAAATTTGCACATAAAATAAACCAGTGGGATGTCAGTAAAGATAATTTCGTAACTCATAGAGAACGAGTTGTCTATTTTGAAACAAGATTATGGTCTTTTTGTGGAACTATCTTAGAAGATTACAAAGAATTATTAAAAAATATATTCAAATTAATGGTTTCAAGCATAGGAGAACCTATGTGTAATTTAGAAATGAGTCATTGGCAATTAACTCCAAGAGATAAGGTTTTCGAGATCGAAACAATTCACGTCCAAGGATATACTGCTGACAATGGAATTTATAAATTCGAATGATCCATAATAGCGCATGAGTATGTTTGGTAATGTTCTTTTAGATTATCAGGCATCGGCATCCATTCAATAAGATCAGGAGAACCGCAAATTTCTATAGCAACATCATAGAATGATTTAGGTTTTCCTGTTCCAACATCATAAATGCCTGATTTTTTATCAAGTAGAGTAATAATTTTTTTATCAATTACTTCGTCTACTGAAATAAAATCTCTATAAAAATCTTTAGACCCTTCAAATAATTGTATCTTTCCAGTTTTTTCTAATTGTTTTTTAAACTTATGGTATGGACTTGCTTGATCGCCTTTATGATCTTCGTTTGGACCATAAACGTTGAAGTATCTCATTCCTTGTAATAATTTTGGCGGTTTCTTACTGTTGATAATTAAATCAACCACATAATCAATTTGAGTTTTGCTTCTAGCATACTCGTTTAAAGGTCTTAAAGGTTTATCAGGATTATTCCATTCTTTTATAGATGGATTTCCGTACACAGAAGCGGAAGAAGCGTATTGTAAAGGTATATTATTATCCCTGCAATAATAAATCAAATTCCAAGTACATTCAATATTGTATTTGTATAATTTCTTTACATCAGTTTCTGTTGTTGATGATATTGCGCCTTCATGGAATATAGCATTAATACCTTTGTAATTTTTCGTATGTTTATAAAACTCATCAGCTGGAGTGAATAAAACAGGCAGATTTTTGAAATATTCATATCGATATTCATAATCCACGCAAAGAATATTCTTTTCGCCCATTTCCATTAATCTTCTGACAAGATTAGAACCAATAAATCCAGATGCACCAGTTACAACTATCATATTATAAATAATAAATAAAACTATATATAACAGAAATTACTAATATGGCTAGAGTATCATCAAGAGAACAATTAAAGCAGTATTGCCTAAGACGATTAGGTTATCCGATTATTGAAATTCCTGTAGAGGATACTCAATTGGAAGATCGTATCAGCGATGCAATTCTGTTCTATATCGATTATCATTATGACGCAGTTTCTTCTGTGTATTATCAATATACAGTAAATGACGATGATGTTAATAACAGATACGTAACCGTTCCTGATTCAATTATTGGCGTATCCAGATTACTTCCTATAAATGCGTTGATGACGCAAAGTTATATGTGGGACATTAGATACCAATTAGTATTGAATAACCTTTGGGATTTAACATCAACCCAAATGACTTCATACTATATGTCAATGCAACATATTAGTTTGCTAGAACAAATGTTCGAAGGACAAGTTCCTATTAGGTTCGAACGCCATCAAAATAGAGTTTATATTGATGCTGCTTGGGGTACAGATGAATTACCTTCTGGAACAGTTATCGTATTAGAAGCTTACCAAGTAATTGATCCTGATGAATTTACTGATGTTTGGAATGATCGTGTTCTTAAAGAACTCGCAACTGCATATATTAAAAGACAATATGGTGAAAATCTGATCAAATATAAAGGCGATTTAAATCTGCCTGGCGGATTAACTCTAAATGGTCAGAAAATATACGATGACGCAGTACAAGAAATTGAAAGAATAGAAGCAGAGTTTCAGGATTTGTACAGCGAACCTGCGATTTTTTTCACAGGCTAGGCGTATAAATAATAAATGCAAGTCGCGGAACTGCAATTCCCACTTGCACTAACATTAATACTAAGAGAGGTAATGTCAGCTATGGATATTTATACTATATATCGAGCAATAAACAAAGTCAATGGTAAGTCGTACATAGGATTCGATTCGAATTGGCCAAATAGAAAAAGAGATCATAGAAGAGATCATCCAAAAGATTCTAAATATGCTCAATCTTCTGCATTTTATAAAGCATTAAGAAAATACAGTTGGGATAATTTCGAATGGGAAATATTATATCAATCATACGAATTTAATCATACAAAAAATGTAATGGAAAATTATTTTATATGCGAATATAGAACTTATACAAGATTTGATGATTGTAACGGTTATAATATGACTCTTGGCGGAGACGGTATTACAGGATATTCGTATTCTGAAAAACAAAAAGAAGCAAACAGACAAAGAACGTCAGAAAGATTTTCTTGTAAAGAAGTAAGAGATAAACATTCCGAAATAATGATAAATTGGAGTAAAAGTAGAACGGAAGAACAGAAAAAAATAACTTCAGAAAAATTATCATTGACTGCAAAAAGTAAAACAGAAGAACAGAAAAAAATAACTTCAGAAAAATTATCAAAATCGCTAAAAGGATTAAAAAGAAGCGAAGAAACCAGACAAAAAATATCTAAAGGAAAAAAAGGAAAAAAACAAACAAAAGAACACGCGGAAAAAGCTGCAGCATCAAGAAAAGCAAATGGCGTAAATATCGGGGAAAGAAACGGAATGGCTAACCCGGATAACAGAAAAAAAGTAGCAGCTTCTAAAATCGGAAGAAAAAAATATATAAATCCAATATCCAATATTGGAAAATATTGTTTTCCTGGAACAGAACCGGAAGGATTTATTTTAGCAAAAGAATACAAACTAGCATGACTGTATCACCATTTTTTAATTTCTATAAAAGTAAACCAGAACAATCTCTAGTAGAAGATTTGGTTAATGAATCATTAAACATTTTCGGTTTCAATGGATATTATATTCCAAGAAATGGCGATATTGATCTAATTTACGGCGAAGATGTTTTAAAAACGTTTCCTGTCGCGTATATTTGCGCAATGAGATTGGAAAATCAAGTAGACCCAGGAATGAATCAAGATTTCTTCTCTAAGTTTGGTCTTGAAATACGCAATTCAATAAAGATGCAAATTTCAAGAAGAGAATTCATGAAACAAGTGTCGCAAACAGATACCAATTATGACAGACCAAAAGAAGGCGATTTAATCTTTGTTCCTCATTTATCAATAAATGGTGAATTATATGAAATTAAATATGTTAATGATTCCGTTGATTTTTTCACATTAGGTAGAAAATATCCTTATTATTGGGAACTTGATTTAGAATTATTCAAATATTCAAACGAAGAAATCAATACTGGCATTCCAGATATTGATAGCGTTAATGGATTGGATGCATATACTATTGTTTATACAATGGGAACTGGAGAAGGCGATTATATCATATCAGAAACAGCGTATCAAGGAACTAGTGCTAATACCGCAACCGCTTACGGAACCGTACAAAATTGGGATGAATCTACGCTAGAATTAACGTTATCTAATATTGTTGGGGAATTTTCTAATACAGGTACTATTGTTGGTGAAATTAGTAATACAACATACTCGTTGGTTGTTTATGATCCGTTAAATTATCCAGCATATGAAAATGCTTGGGACAATAAAGAAATCGAAACAGAATCTGAGCAAGTAATAGATACTTCTGAATCAAATCCATTTGGCTTATTATAATGGCAACAAATACGCAATACTTTAAAGTTATTAGAAAAATTACGACTGCATTTGCTAGTTTATTTTCTAACATCACTATAATAAGATACAACGAAGACGGAAGCGAAAATCAAAGATTTATAGTTCCAGTAGATTTTGCAGATAAAGAGAAATGGGTAAAACGGTTACAGGGAGATATAAATCTTAATAAAAAAGTGCAACTAGCATTACCTAGAATTTCTTACCAGTTAACTGGTTTTAAATATGATTCCTCAAGAAAACTGAATACTAATAATATGAATTTTGGTAATTCGGGTTCTGCGGGTACTGTTTTATCACAATATAATCCAGTACCCTATGATTTTGATTTCGGAGTAACCATTTATACTAGAACAATTGAAGATGGTAATCAAATTCTTGAACATATTCTTCCATATTTCTGTCCGGATTATTCATTAAGATTAAATTTGATTCCTGAAATGGGAATAACAAAAACGGTTCCTATTGTACTAAATTCGGTACAACAAATAATAGATTCAGAAGGAGCATTTGATTCTGAAGTCAGAACTGTTATGTGGACATTAGGATTTACCGTAAAAGCGTTTATATTTGGAGCAGTTAAAGAATCTCCTATTATTAATAACGTTGATGTTAATCTGTTAAACGGATTCAATTCTCTTAATAAAGAAAGTTCCTGTTGTTCAACTGGGCTAAATTCGGCGTTTGTCACGTTACCAAACGGCAACGGCGACTATATTAATCAGGAATTCGTTTATCAAGGATTTAATTATGATAATGCATATGCCACTGGTAAAGTAACCAGCTGGGATAATACTTCAAATACTATTTTTATTGGCGATGTTTGCGGAGACTTTAAATTAAATCAACCAATAGTTGGCGTTGATTCTTTGGCAATTCATATACCCGATTCATATGCGTCTAATAACGTAATAGAAGTAACAACAATAACAACACCTAATCCTAATACTGCTTCAGCTAATTCTTATTGGACACCTAATACAGTAACAATATACTATTAATTTTATGAGCAAATTTGATAAAAAAATGTCAGAATTTTTTGACGTAGAACCAACGTCAAATACCGGAAATTCCCTGACAACTTCTAATCCAACAGATATTATTCCTCACGAAACTCTTGACGTGGATTTTAAAAATGATTACGTCAAAGTTCGCGAGAACATGCATGAATTGATTCAGAAAGGAAACGATGCTATTGATGATATTCTAAGCATTGCTAGAGAATCCGAAAAAGCCAGAGATTTTGAAGTTGCTGCAAACCTGTTAAAAAGCATGTTAGACGCTAATGAACAGATGATAAACGTACATAAGAAGGTCAGAGATATTGCGAATTATAAACAATCGCTAGAAACATCCGACCAACCCACGACTACTATTAAAAACGCTCTATTCGTAGGAAGTACAACTGAACTTACTAAAATAGTAAAAGAATTGAATGAAAAAGATATTATAGAAGGTAAATGATGAAAGATACTTCTTATCGATCTAATCCCAATCTTAAACGCGAAGGGATTCAAATACAATTTACTGAAGATCAAGTACAAGAAATAGTAAAATGTTCTAACGATCCAGTATATTTTGCGGCAAAATACATAAAAATCATAAGTCTTGACCACGGTATTGTTCCTTTTGAAATGTATGATTTTCAAAAGGATATGATACGAAATTTCCAAGAACAAAGATATAATATCGTAAAATGTCCAAGACGTGTTGGTAAGAGTACAGTATCAATTGCATTCGTTTTATGGCTTTCTCTATTTAACGCTAATCAAAATATTGTTATTCTAGCTAATAAAGAGAAATTGGCGCAGAAACTTCTTTATATGTACCAATTAGCGTATGAAAATTTACCTATTTGGATGCAACAAGGCATTAAAGAATGGAATAAAACGTCCGTTGAATTGGAAAATGGTTCAATCGTCACGTCAGCCCCAACATCATCAAGCGGTGTTCGCGGAGAAGGTTTCAATCTAGTTCTACTCGATGAATTTGCATTCGTACCTAATAACATTGCTGAAAATTTCTATACTTCAGTTTATCCCGTAATTACTTCAGGTAAAACCACCAAGATTATCATAACATCTACTCCTAATGGAATGAATCTGTTTTATAAGTTATGGACAGAAGCAGTAACTAAACGAAATAATTATACGCCATTTAATATTCATTGGTCATTAGTACCTGGAAGAGATGAACAATGGAAAGAAGAATTCATTAAGAACACTAGTTTGAGACAATGGTCTCAAGAAATGGAATGCGTTTCTGGTAATACAATTATCGAATTAGAAAACAAAGAAGGAAAAGTAGTTCATACAAAAATAAAAGATTTCTATGAATATTTGGGACCAAATCAAGAATTCCTTTATAGTAGAAATACCGATTATAGAGTAAAAACTTCTCTTGGATATGAGTATTTTGCAGGAGTAAAAAAGAGCGTAAACAGAAAACTCTATACAGTATTCACGCAAAATGGATTTGTATTGGACTGCACGGAAGAACATAAATTAAAAACGCCAGCTGGATGGATGGAACTTCACCGTTTAACTGATGGAGATGTTATTGAAACAGTTAGAGGCGATGATAAAATAGTAGCAATCAAACCAAACGTAACTTATGAAGATGTTTTTGATCTGATTAACGCTGGAGAGAAAAGATCATACTTTACCAATGGTATTTTATCGCATAATTGCGAATTCTTAGGTTCTTCGAATACGCTTATTTCCGGTGAAAAGATAGGAATGTTGACTTATAGAGAACCTATCGGTAAATATTTCAATATGTTAGTTTACGACGATCCCGTTAAAGAAACGTTTGATGATGAAACAGGTAAGCAATTAACAACTGATCATTTATATGCAATGACTGTTGACGTTGCGGAAGGTAAAAACCTAGACTATTCAGCATTTTCCGTTTTCGATATTTCAGTAGTTCCTTATAAGCAAGTAGCGGTTTACAGAAATAATGAAATTGCTCCCATCTTATTCCCAACAGTAATTAAACACTGTGCAGAATATTATAATAATGCTCATGTATTAATAGAAATCAATAACAGTCCTCAAGTAGCGCAAATTCTACAAGAAGATTTAGAATATGAAAACGTATTGAAAGTTACTTCTGGTAATAAAAAAGGACAAACAATAACATTAGGATTTGGAAGAAACGTAGCAATGGGGCTTAAAATGACTCCATTGGTTAAAAGAAACGGTTGTTCATCTTTGAAGACTTTAATTGAAAATGATAAACTTATAATCCAAGATTTTGAAACGTATTCTGAATTAACGACTTTTATTCAAACGGGTCCAAGTTTCGCAGCGGAAGAAGGTTGTAACGATGACTTAGCGATGACTCTTGTTATATTCGCTTGGTTGGCTGTACAGAAACTATTTAAAGAAATTGTTGATCATGATATTAGAAAACAATTACAACTAGAACATTTTGAATTTGCAGAAGAAGATCAATTACCGACTGGCGAATATAATATGGGATTTGATACCCAATATTTTATCGAAGATGGTACTGTTTGGATAGAAACGAATAACAAAAGTCCATACGATAGCTTACTCAAGGAGATGTTCGATTTTTAGAAAACGGGTTTTTTATAAATAATATTATAAAAAAATGATCTTTTTCAAAGGGAGAATTAACTCATGAGTATAATTAATCAAGTAAGCCCTGGATTTCAAGTTAATGAAATTGAGGTGAATTCTGTAGTAGCTGGGGTATCTACTTCTATTGGCGCATTTGTAGGCCAGTTTGGATGGGGACCATGCGACACACCAATGCTTGTTACAGACGAAGGCAGTTTAGTAAGGATTTTCGGCGCACCAACTGCTAATGTAACCGAATCTTTTATTGGAACATCTTTCTTTTCTGCTGCAAATTTCCTTTCATATTCTAATGGTTTATATAATGTTAGAACTGTAAGCGCAAATACTGCAGGAAACGCAACTGTTAATGCTGCGAGTATTTTAATTAAAAACGAATCTGTTTTTGCTAACGTATACCTAAACGTTAATAATAATAACACATACGGAGCTTTTGCTGCAAAATATCCAGGAAAATATGGAAACAGTTTATCAGTTTCTGTTTGTGCTAATACACAACAATTTTCTGGATGGAATTATGCTAAATATTTCTCATCTGCACCAAACACTTCTAATTATATCACTTCTACATTAGGAAGAAGCGGCGTAAACGACGAATTACACGTAATTGTAATCGATACATTAGGCCAGTTTACCGGAACTGCTAATACCATTTTAGAAATTTGGCCATTCCTTTCTAAAGCATACGACGCAGTTGATGTTAATGGTAATAGTTCTTATTATAAGAACTTCTTAATGAATAACTCAAATTATATCTATGCATTAGATCCAGTAGATTATGCAAATACTGCTACGGGTAATACTGCATGGGGTCTGATTTCAACCGATGTTACATCGTTTGCTACTCCTTTAAATTACACCACTACATTATCAGGTGGCGCTAATGGTACTGTTCCTAACGATGGCGAATTAGAAAACAATTGGTCTAAATTAATTAATAGACAGATTTACAATTATTCATTAGCATTTACTGGTGCATCTTCTCCAGCGGTAACGAATTATGTATTAAATAACATTATTTTATCTGGAGACGTCAGAAGTGCAGTATTATTTGCTTCTCCAAGATACAGCGATGTAGTTTTCAATTCAGGAAGCGAATTAAATACAGTAATCAATAGTTTCTTACCAGCGCTTAATTCCACGTCATCTTATCTGATACTGGATAACAATTGGAAATATCAATATGATAAATATTCTAACATTTATCGTTGGATTCCTTTGAACGCTGATATAGCAGGTCTTTGCGCGTATACTGATAGCGTTACTGGCGGTCCTTGGTATTCTCCTGCTGGCGTTAACAGAGGAAATGTTAAGAATGTTACGAAATTAGCTTGGAATGCAGCTAAAGCTGATAGAGATGTATTATATTCAAACGGAATTAATCCAGTAATTTCATTACAGGGACAAGGTACTGTTCTTTTCGGTGACAAAACTTCTCTTACAAGACCGTCAGTATTTGACAGAATTGGAGTTCGTAGAATGTTCTGCACAATTGAACAAGCTATTGAAAATGCTTCTATCAATCAAATGTTTGAATTTAATGACGCATTTAGTCAAGCAAGTTTCGTTTCTTTGATTGAGCCATATTTAAGAACTGTACAAGGAGGAAGAGGTATCGCTAACTTCAAAGTTGTTTGCGATAGTACAAACAACACTCCTGCTGTGGTTGCTGCAAATGGTTTCGTTGGAGATATCTTTATTTTACCAAATAACAGTATCAATTACATCCAGCTTAATTTCTACGGAACTAAGTCTTCCACCGTATTCAACTATATTACTGGACAGACCATTTAATAACATAGCATCAGGAGGCTATTAATTTAGCCTCCTGAATATTATATAAATATTAAAAGAATATAAAATTTTCGGAGAAAAAAATGTTTGATGTAAATCAATTTTTATATGCTATGAAGAGCGATGGGGTAAGACCTAATCTATTCGAAGTATACATTCCACAAATAAACGATCTTAGCTTCAGATTTAAAGCAAAGGCGACAGCAATTCCTGCTTCCACCTTAGGCATTGCTCCTGTCAATTATTTTGGACGTCAAGTTAAACTTGCCGGTAATAGAGTATTTGATAATTGGACAATCAGCGTATTGCTTGATGAAACTGATTTTGCCAATGGCGGAACAAGATATGGATTTGAACAATGGTCTAATGCTATTAATAATCACGTTAATAATGTCAGATCACCAGGTTACGTACCTCCACTATCTTACATGGCTGATGCATATATTAACCAATATTCCAAAAGCGGCACTATCAATGCAACATATAAAATGGTACAGTGCTGGCCAGTTGATATCGGTCCCATTAATCTTGATTGGGCTGCTGATAATCAAATTGCAGAATTTAATGTAACATTTGCATTACAATGGTGGGAATCTAGTTTCGGATCAACCACCTAATAATAGGAAATAATTTATTATGAGTGATAAAAATCGCTTTAGTTTGTTCGGTTTCAAAATAGGTAAAAAAGAAACCGATAAGAAAGAAGATACAAATTCGTCTTTTACCCCACCGTCTGCTGATGATGGTTCCATTACTATATCATCATCAGCATTCATGGGAACGTCTATCGATCAAGACGGTTCAGTTAAAAATGAAGTTGAACTTATTTCTCGTTATAGAGAAATGTCAACTCAGCCCGAAATTGAGGCAGCTATCGAAGACGTTATTAACGAAGCAATTGTACAAGATGATGATGGAAATAATGTACATATTGTCTTAGATGATTTAAAACAACCAGATAAAGTTAAAGATGCAATCAGAGAAGAATTTAACAATACTTTGAGATTGTTAAATTTCAACAATATGGCATCTGATATTTTTAGAAGATTCTATATCGACGGTAGGTTATTTTATCATGCTATCATTGATATCAATAATCCCCAAAGAGGAATTCTTGAATTAAGATATATTGATCCTAGAAAGATTAAAAAGATTAAAGAAATCAAGAAGAAGAAAGATGAAATTACTGGCGTAGAAATGATTCTAGACGTTAATGAGTTTTATCTCTATAACGATAAAGTTTCTGCTGTACAATCGTCATTAACAGGCGTAAAAATCGCCCCAGATTCTATTATTAACATTAATTCAGGATTAATGGATACTCGTAGATCAATGGTTTTAAGTTATTTACATAAAGCAATTAAACCATTGAATCAATTAAGAATGATCGAAGACGCTTCTGTAATTAATAAACTTGCAAGAGCGCCACAAAGAAGAATTTTCTATATTGACGTAGGAAGTCTTCCTAAAGCAAAGGCAGAACAGTACGTTAGAGATATTATGACCAAGTATAAAAACAAGGTCAATTATAATCCAACAACTGGCGAAGTTCAAGATTCAAGAACTTTCATGACTATGCTTGAAGATTACTGGTTACCAAGAAGGTCTGATGGTAAGTCCACTGAAATCAGAACTCTTGAATCAGCAGATACGTTTAACGATATGTCTATGGTGGAATATTTTGAAAAGAAACTTTATAAGTCTCTTAATGTTCCAGTAACCAGATTAGACCCCCAACAGGCATTTAGTGTTGGTAGAACTGCAGAAATTACCAGAGACGAATTAAAGTTCGCTAAATTTATCGATAAGCTTAGAAATAAGTTTGCAGAAATATTCGATCAAATTTTAAGAATTCAATTAGTTCTTAAAGGTATTTGTACTGAAGAAGAATGGAAAGAATATAAAGAACACGTTTATTTTGATTTCATCAAAGACAATAACTTTGTAGAATTAAAAGAAGCAGAATTAATGCAAGAAAGATTAGGTCTTCTTGTTAGTATCGATCCTTATGTCGGTAAGTATTTTTCATTAGAATGGGTCAGAAGGAAAGTTCTCCGTTTGGACGAAGAAGAAATTAAAGAAATGGAGAAACAGATTGAACAAGAAACGCAAGACAACTTTAAAAAGGCTCAGCAGCAAGTATTGATACAGTCGCAACTCCAACAATATCAGGCGCAATTAAATCCTAAAGCGGCTCAAGAAGAACCGCAACCTATGCAGCCTATTGGAACGCCAATCAATCCAATGAATCCATACGGACAACAATAAATACTAAATCAAATTTGGAGAAATTAAATGAGTAATGTAAAAGACACAATCGATTATGCCTTAGAAGGAAATCTTGCTGATATGACTGCAAGTTTAGAAGCGGCAATCAAAGATAAAGTTCTTGGCGCAATTGAAGCTAAGAAAGCTGAAGTAGCACAATCAATGTTCAATCCTGTTGCTGAATCTGTTGAATCACGCGATTTAAACGGACCATCTCATGGAGGCGTAATCGCGTACACTGATACTGTAGGAAATCCCGCGATTGCATCGCATAACCATGGACACGCAATCCACCGAAGC